GTAATAACATAATGAAATATGTTTAACGCTGATATGTGTGCGCCTGATAGGACTCACGAATTGTTTTTAGTTGTGTTGATATAACGCAATATGGTATTGATTATCAAACATTTATAATTTTGTGTTGCGCAATATATCGCAACAAATCACAACAAATAGCACGCAATTTCGCACGCATTTCTTTTAGTTGCGTGCGATTTCTCTCAAGCTTCTCGCAAGAATTATTGGACGCAAAGATAATGCTTATCAGTCGTTTTACTGCCCAAAATATGTTTTGCAATATATAATGCAAGAATTATTTTTGAAATTACTTGCAATTTCAAAATAAAAGCTATATCTTTGCAACGTAATTAAGAAAGAATTTAAGAATAAATTAATTAAAACGACCAGCCCTCGACATCACGGTTAAGTCAATTACAATGAGAAATGAATTTTACGAATGCGAAAAGCATACTTCATACTGGCGTAAAAAGGCAATAGATGCCATGCCTTGGGCATCAAAAGTAGTTGCCGTAGTTGGCGGTTACACTGGCTTCGAAAGCTTGGACGATTACGAACTCTGGCGCAACCAGAAATAACAAAAAGCCCCACCTTCATGTGGTGGGGCTAACCACGAGATTTAAATCTCGAACTTATCTACAATAGTAGAAATTATGCTCATAAGAGCGTTTCAATCCACAACCCTATCAGGGTTGACAGCGCAAAGATAAGCATAATTTACACAAGTTGTATGATATACATTGAAAAATACTTATCAAGCATTGATGCGAAGTACGGAACACATTGGTGTCCTGCTGGGTATTTAAGATTTATGATATAAAAAAAATGAATAATCTATGAATAAAAACAACTGGGGCGGCAAACGCACAAACGCAGGTCGCAAAAAAGTCGGTGATGCAGTCTTATACTGCCGAATGCCGCAAAAGGCAGTAGACAAAATAAAAACCTCTGCAAAAGAGCAAAACCTTGCAGTAGGTGACTACCTAATCAAGCGACTCGGATTATAGCAAAAAGCGTGACGATGTGTCACGCTTTTTTTATTCAAAACTCTTCATATACCGCCATATCTTGTTGCAAGGCGCGTCTTCGTCCTCAAAGAAAAACGCATGACCTGTTTCTATAATCAGGTCTGTTGTCAACGTCTTGCACAAGTCGGCATAAGCAGCGTTAAACGCTACATACTTGTCGTAATCCGTCACACAAGGCTTGAACTGCAACCCCTTTGTTGCTTCAAGAACCTGCTCCATGCTCCAATGCGGCCCGTGATGCTCTGTACCGTCCTTAGTCGTGTAGTATATGCGGCTTACCGCCTCTTCTGCACTTTCCTTGTCGAAGTGCTTGCACTTGCCACCACCCTTGCAAAACACAATATACAATCTTCCCATAATCATCATTTTTTAAATTCGTTGATAAAATCACGAAGGACAGCGCCAAGGCTCTTTACCTCGTTCTCAATTCCCTCAATCCGCTTGTCTTGCGCCCGTTTTTCTGCAAATATTGGGTTAAGCTCCTCCAACAACTGATTACAATTTATCACCGTTTGCTTGTGTATCTCAACCTGTGACAATGCCTCCTCGCTTGCAGCTTTAAGTGCTTCCACCTCTCTAAGTATTCCGTCCTTGTCAGTTGACAACACAAGATGCCCAGCATACGTTATTGATGCAGTTTCGGGAATTGTGTATGTCTTGGTTGCACCATCTGCCTCAATGGTTATATCCACAACAAGACCAGTAGGCTGCGCACCGAAAGCCTTTGCTTGGTTATTGTCGTAACGCGGAACTGCAACACTCACTGCTTTGCCTTGATAATACCTTGTTTTCTCCTTGTCAAGGAAGTAAATCGGGTAGCCAGTCTTTATGTCTTTGAATAGCATGATTTTAACTTATTAGTAGCACGTGGGGCAATCACCTCCCCACGTGCTTGTTATTACTTCTATTTCGACCTTTTTCGCGACCTCGCGAAAAAGCTATTGTTGTCAACCTTTTCGTTGGCGTCAATAGAATGGTTATCAGTGGTTATTTCCTTTCTGGAAACACCTCCTCATGTCGTTGCAGTCGTAGTCTTGCCCAAAGCAGCAATCAGTGCGGCAGTTTGGTTCTGCTGAGAGAGCTCCAATCTCGCATCTTGATATTTGCGGTCAATGTCAGCATACCAGTGATTGTTAAGGGCATCAATTATACGCTGCGTGTTGTCCTGTCCAGCACGAATAACATCGCACTTGTCTTGCGACATTTGGTAGCCTACAGAGCTAAATCCACGCTCCACCGATGAGTTTACGAAATTCAAGTTTTGCTGCAAGGCGTTGGTCTGTCCTTGTATTGCGAGCTGGTTCTCGTAGCCCATCTTGGTGATACCATTCTGTGTGTTGCAGCAACAATTCTGAATTGCTTGAATTACAGCTGCGTTTCCTTTGTCGGCTGCGTTAATAACTCGCTCAGCTGAGAAACCTACTTGACCCGCAACTTGTTCAATGGCTGAACGTACCGCGCACACGCCTTGCTGCAACTGGTTAAAGTCACAATTAAGGTTTGCACCAAGCGTAGTCAAGGCATCGTTATTACCCTTGATAGCCTGCATCAGCAAGTCGGAGTTGTGGTTGTCGGCCATCTGTGAGCGCAAAGATTGTATTTGGCCCTGTATCTCCGCATCTTGCAGACCATTGCGGTTGCCGAACCCGAAGCCATTGCCACCAAACATAGCAAGGAAGATAAGGTACAAGAATGGATTGTTAAGCCATTGGTTCGCGCCACCCAAACCACCATTCATCATAGCTGCCATTGCAAGAGGGTCATTGTTTTTGTTCGCCATTGCTGCATAGGCAAGGGCATCGTTGTTCCCTCTGTCGCAACAGATTACTTTCTCTACATTGTCCATAATTATAAATGTATTAAGTCGGTCGGGGAATATCCCCCGATACCGCAAAGATTGTGACAAGTTGCTTGTGAGTTGCTTGTTAGTTTTGTTTGTTGTTTGTGAGTTGTTTGTAAAAATCAGTCTGCTATATTCTCACCGATTATTTTCCGCTATTGCGTAACCAGACGCTTCTTCATTTCCTCCCTCATCACCCGTGCAGCAAGCCCCTTAAGCCTATACCTTGCACTATTCTTAAGTGAATTTACTCGCTGCTGACTCATTCCGCTAACGGCTGCAATATCCGTTTCTGTAAAGCCTATCTCTATGAGTGTATCTATCATTACAACACGTGCCGTAACACATCTTTCTGTTCGTGATATTGCAAGCTGCTCAAACGTTAATTCACTCGCTTCTAAGGTGGCTTCAACCACTCTGTTATATATTTCTTCAAGTTGTTTCATTTTACGGGATTTTATTGGTTAAAAGACAAAGGCAAGCAGAGGATACCTCACACGGTTCCTCGCTTGCCAACTCAAACACAATAAAATCACTTACGTTTCTTGTATATGTAATAATAGATGATTGCAATTATTGCAACCGTCATGATAGTGTAAAAAGCAAACTTTTGTGCTTCATGCAATGCAGTTGTTTCAGCGACTTTCTTTTGTTCTGTACTTATCGTTGTTTGCTTTTCTTTGCTATTGCGTACACGCTGAACATTGTTCGCATGGCTATTCGTTCTCAGCGCATCTTTATTGTGATACACGCTTTTATCACGATACACTTGCTTTTCTTTCACGTTGCCAGCACTATCTACAACAATATAGGTCGTTAGACGCTCAATAACGCTATCTGTGCGCACAACTTCTAACACCTTACTAATTGTATCATTGATAACTATTGTGTCACTCTGATGCACGATTAGCGTGTCGTATTTAGTTATTTGGTGATAGGTCTTACGCGAGCATGATGTATCCATGCATGCGAACACCGCGCACACGACAACAAATAACAAATAGCGCAACTTCTTAATAAGTGAGTTTTCCATATTCGATAGCGTTTACTCTTTTCGTCCAACCCTTCATAAACCTTGTTTGTGAAGGCTTATTCTTCACGATACTTTGCAAATATTTCATGCGCGCTGCTTTCAACAAATTAAATGTTTCCGTTGCATATCTTGAATTAATCGCACCTATAGTCTGCACCCCACAAATACCGTCAGAAGTAACTCCTACAATCTTCTGTAATTTCTTAACGGCCGTTGTTACACCACTATGCCATGCAAAGTCAACAAGCATATTCGCAATACTCTGGTCTTTAATCGTATCAGCATTACACTTATCCCAATAAAGCGTTTTAAAAATGTGTCGCCATTGCTCATTGGTAAGTTTCTTTAAGTCTGCAACGCTCTTCGTTCTTCCGTACACAGAACGGAATGTGTTCAGCGTTATGCCTTTGTTCGTTGCTCCGCCTCTATCTTTCGGGTCGTTCACGAAACCGCCCTCATAGCGTAATACGAATGGAATTAATACGTTTGGATTTGCCATATTGATTTTTTTGTAATGTTCTCAAAATTATAAAGTTAATATAGCTCATGCGGATTTATTTCGCATGAGTTTTTTTATTTCTTCTCATTAAGCGTGTCTTCTATTGCATTACCAATATCTTCATCTTTCTTCTTAATGTATGCGATAAAAAGACGTTTAAAGGAAAATCTATTGCGTATGCCGTGTAAGTCGCACACATGGCCATAGATGCTATCAAATTCAATTAGTAACGCGCAACATGCGCCAACCGCACCACCCGTTACATCTGTACCTATCCCAAATGGTTCAAGTATAGCTTTCGAGAGCAACAAACCGAAAATGATGAAGTTAATGTACTCCAAAAACTTTACAATAGTTCTTCGCAAGGCTCTGCTTATGCGAAAGTTCTCTTTACGAACGCGTACCGATGCCGTTAACCCAGTCCAAAAGTCTGTAAAGACAAGTATAACGATAAAGGCTACTAACCACCGCAAATCGAATAATACTTGTTGCAGTTCTTCATAGAATGTTCCAGCTAAAAATGCGCCACTCGTTATTAATAGTGGACTTCCTTGACTTGTTGATATAGATTGTAGCATTATAATCCTAATTTGTCTTTTATTGTTTGTAATAATTGTTTGTCTTCTTTGCTCATGAGGCCATCATTGTTTGCAGTTGCGGTGGGTATAGGGTCTGTATGTTCCTTATTGAACGACAAATCGAATTGGCGTAATACATATTTATTTTCTCCGCTATCCCATTGTAATCTATCACCAAAGAGACAACTCCAATCTTCTGCATGACTGATTTCTTGGCGAGTGCCATCAGTAAAATAAATAGCGCGTTGAAAAATCTTTGATTTATTGAAGATTACCTGTCTACAATAATCATTTTCAATGCTCTGCATCATTGTAATACTCATTGCTCCGTTAGCATACGTGCAATGCGCGTGTACAATATTAGAGTTGCTTGATATTTCAATAGCTTTAAGCGCATTAAGAGCCGCTTCCTCCGATTCAAAGTTTCCGAGGTCACGCGCATAAGCAGTTAAATTATCAAGCTTTGTCTTATCCTCTGCTGTCATTACACCTGCCTTAGCACTTGTTGCTTTAGAAATTGGTGTATCATACGCTCCACCATTTGCAAAATTCAGATAGCGTAAATTAACATATTCTGCTGTACTTAGCTCCTCTCGAATGAATCTAAAGTTTACTCCACAGTCTTTCATTCGTTGTCCCCATTGCCACGGTAAAAGTCCGTCTTGATAACATGCGCCACCGTCACTACCCATATATGGTATCATATATTGTGAAGTTTGATGTGCTTCATTATCATGGTCATAATGAGTATTATTATCAGCGCCCCATCTTTTCCAACGAACATATATTCTACCATTTTCTGAATAAATCCACCAGTTACATGACGCAACACAGTTTTTATCAGCATCAGTACCAGTAGAATAAATGTAGTTCTTAGTTGTTCCTTGCGTACCACTCTGTGCAGTGGGTACATTCATTGCCGTGAGCAATTGTTGTAGCGTGATAGTTTGAGCATTGTCTGTGTCGGTCTGCCCAGCAACGACCAATCGCACGTCCAATCCGCTGACGCTCGCTGCTGCTTGCAACTCGGCTAATGCTTCTGAGAGTTTTTTTGTTGCCATGTTATTTGTTTTTTGTAAGTTTGTAATGGTTGTAATTTATGGCACGCCTTCGGGTGCGCTTTTTTTATCCTAATGGCTTAAATTCAGGTAGTCTCTCATATACGAAACCAGTACCAGGCTTTAGCGTAGCATTAAAATTCATATCAGCGATAGCACCGTCATATTGCCAATAGAATTGTCCGTCCGAGCCGACACACATCGTAAGGATAACCATGCCTTTGCCTAATTCTAAATATGTCGTTAAGTTTGTTTCACCTGTTTTGGAAAAGCGGCCGTACAACCGAAAAAACTTGCCAAGTTCTTCACTATCTTTCACGTTGTTATAAATAATCAACTTGCAGCCGACAAGCGAAAGAGCTTGTTGGATTTCATCATTGCTCTTTCCATAAGGTGGTAACTGCCAGCTTCGATAATCTTTTGTTACTTTAATCTTCGTATCAGCGGTGCTTTCATCAACCGTCACTGTCTCTGGTAAATAGTTTACATTGATAATGGTTGATAGATTAGGAATAATGGGGTATGCTTTTTTTCTGTATAATTTAGTCGTAGTACCTCCGACCTCATACGTCCTTAGCTCAAGATAGTTGGTATAGTTACTCTCTGTGATTACCGTTACCGATTTAAGCTGCATACCCGTTGTAATGCCGTTAAATACACCTTGGTCAGCATATACTGTGCCCTTGAATATGCCTTCATCGGCATAGACCTTGCCTTTGAAGTAGTATTGTTGGTGTACTGGGTCGATTGCGACTTTCAGAATGTTGTGGTCTAAGGCGTACAGACCTACGACTGTATTGCCACCTATCTGCAATCCGTTAGACGACATAAAGCACCCTGTATAAGTGTTGTCTTCAATCTCTTTTCGGCCAAAGAACGCGTTACCACTTGCTATGTAGTTGTCACCGCTCATAGTATAGCCGTTGAAGGCTTTCATCCAGTCGGGCAAAGAGACTGCTTTCTTGTCCATTTCATTCAAGCACCAATCCGAAGCGTTTTTGCCCAATTCAAGCTTTACTTGATTGATAGCGATAAAGTCACCGCTCGTGCCTATTGTTGCTCTGAATAGTAAGAGCGGATTGGAGTAAGTGCCGTCCGTGCGGACGCGGAATGTGTAGATGTGTCTCACCCATTCTGCGGTTAGCTCCCATGTATGGCTTCCGTCATTATTAAATGCAGTTTCCTTCACTCCGTCTGCTAATGGCATATCTGCGCTTGCATCAGACAAGACGCGTCCTCCATAATCATATACGTATGTGTTGAGACTACCTGAACCACGTGAGTAGAAAGATAGTGTGTACCATTGTCCCGACATGATTGTTGAGCCTAACGATTGCGAATAAAAGTCAAACTCGCGTTCGTTGCTTCTCCATGCGCACAAAGAGTTGATACCGCAGAACGTCTCCATGTTGGACGGTGTTGCCATGCGAATAAGCTGCGCATCATTCTGAATGTAGCTGTCAGCGGTTAATGCTGAGCCACCTCCGTATGGTCTACCCAATGTGACCATTGAGATGTCTGCTTGCGCGCCACTTGTTAAACGTACCAACACGTATTTTGTACCACTAATACTTGACTTTGTACAGAATGCTATGTAATGGCGTCTCCATGTTGAGGTCAATGCAAATGCAGCACTTGCGTCACTTGGAGAATCGCCTGCCTTTCCGTCAACGTAGATTGTTTGCTCGTTCGTATCGGGGTAACAATATACGGTAGCAGTACCAGAACCACGCATTGTAATGCCTATAACGTACCACGTCTGAGGGCTGAGCAACTTTGTTACATCATATCGGAACATGTCTGTCTGTGTCGATACCGAAGCAGAGAGCATATCCGTATCGCCCACCGCTGCACCCTCATTCAGCGTGCCGCTAATCGTGGCGAGCGATGAGCGGAAATTGAGCCACGTGCCAGCATAGTTCTCCGCCTTTGGAGCAAAGTCGGTATGTACGAGTAAGTTGTTATGCAGGCTTGTTCCGTCTGCTCCGTCTTTACCGTCTTTTCCATTCGTACCATTCCAAACGACTGGAATAGTTTTTTGTGCTACTTCTACCTTGTCAAGGTAGAGTTTAAACTCTATTCGTGTTGCGCGAGTAGCCACAAGCGTTGCCGTATCTCCTGTGCCTTCTTGTGCTATCGTAGTGCCTCCAGAGCCGTCATCGCCATAAATGATCCACTTCATTTTACCTCCTGTAAACTTCGTAGATTTTAAGCCTTGCGTTCGGTAGGCTTCAACGGTAATCGTCTTTTGGCTATAAGAGGGTGTAGCACCGCCTTGTTGTGTTCGCGATATTGACCCAATGGGGGCGAGAATGTAATAGGCTGCACCGTCATCGCCTTGTGGGCCTCGTGGCCCTTGTATTCCGTCTAAACTTTTGTAATAGATAACTTCTGTTGCGATAATGTTTCCATTTTTATCAATCGTTTTTCTCCAAACGTACGAACCTTTTGGAATATTAGTTGGGAACATATCACTCCATGTTCCATTTGGCTCAATAGTATCAGAAGTGCTTGTAGCATATTTGTATGTATAAGTAGGTATCTTTCCGTCCTCGCCAACATAACCAATCAATTCTGTAATAACTACCTCTCCACTACTATTCAATGTCTGTCTCCAAATGTACGTTCCCTTCTCAATGTTTGTTGGAAAAGTGTTACTCCAACCCCTACTCGGTTGTTGTGTACTTGATGTGTTCGTAGCATATTTGTATGTATAAGTAGGGGTTTTTCCGTCTTCGCCAACATAACCAATCAATTCTGTAGCTATAACCTTATTACTACTATCAATTGTTTGTCTCCATAAATATGTGCCTTGCGCTATATTAGTTGGGAATGTTTCACTCCATTCACCATTTGGGGCAGTCGTTGCCGATGTGTTTGTGGCATACTTATACGTAAAAGTTGGTATCTTACCGTCCTTACCAACGAAGCCAAGCAACTCTGTAGTCTCAGTGCCATCGGGATAGGTTGTGCGTTTCCAAATGTACTTACCTTGAGCTATATTAGTTGGGAATGTTTCACTCCAATCATTCGGGGCGGTAACTCCATTGTCGCTAATTGCATATTCGTATTTAGATTGGCTCTGCGCTCCCCACTTGATAACGACATTGCTACCGATAGTCACTGTTCCTTTGCCGTCATAGGAAATCGCGCCTTTACCAAGTTCAAATGTTCCGTCTGGGTTAAGTGTATAGTGTACTTCTCCACTTTCTGATTGTGACATAACACGGCCATTTTTGCTATATAGGCCGAAACCGCCATTAGGTAAATCTCCACCAAGGCGACAAGCTAAACAACCGTCAAAAGACTTAGAATGAATGCCTGTAAGAATATCAAGTGCGGGTTGCCCATTTCCATTTGCGTGTATGTAGATTGCGCTTTGTCGCGTTTTATCTATTTCGTTACCATACTGCACGATATCGTCTCCAGCCGAAGGTAACGACATAGAAGATGTGCTTTCGCTTACATAGTCTGCTTTCGTGCCGTTGTCTTGATTGATAACACCTTTAAATTCAGATTTGCTTATAGCTAAAACATTTTGATGTCCATTTCCATTATCTCCCAAAAAATTAACCTTAACCCAATAACCTTTTAGCCCATTGCCAGTCCAACGTTGACAACGGATAAAATCTTTCGCTGCAAAGCCGCCATATCCATGCGTTTCTTCGCCCTCCATGATAAGGTAGTAATTAGTACTATCTGATTGCACTTCCTTTACCTTACCACACGCTTGGCTGATGCCTAATGAACCACAGATAGCACGTATCTGGTCTATAATTAGTTCATGTGCAATAAGGCTCTCACGAATTTTCAAACTATCCAATTCAAGGATATATTTCCCATTCGCGTCTTCTTGCATTTTCCAACCATACCCACCAAAATCGGACATATAGTGTTCAGCCATTTCTGGCACTTTTTTGCCGAGGGCATTCAGCACAAAATTACCTGTTGCTTTTGCCGAGCCTATAAATCCGTCAAACCATGTTGATAAAAGTCTTGCCATATTTTTATTTTAATAATATTCGCAAATTCCGTCCGCTGCTGTTGCAGTTCCGTTATTAGAACCTTTAGCACTAATCCCAGAAAGGAAGTTTATATTACCGAAAGCATTTTGGTCTTTCTGTTTTGATAGAAATTCAAATTGCGCTCTCAATGCAGAATAAGTATTCGAATCACTTGCTTCTGTTTTATCTTGTCTCTTGATTAAATAAACAGAACCTCCTCCACTTGTTGTCTGTCCAAGATACTGCAATCCTTGTGTTCCTATCGTAGGAGATGTTCCACTAATTTGCTTTTCTAAATCTCCGATGCGAGAATATTCGGCCTTCTCACCAACTTTGTAGATAGGACTATCGAAAGGTATATCCATTTTCTTTTCGTAACCAATAACACGTGATGCGCGTTTACCAGAACGGAAGAAAGCACCATTATATAACGTTATTCGTCTTCCAAGGTCAAAATCCCATGTCATATCTGGATTAAGTTCTTTTCCGCTGTCATCTGTAGTTATTTCGTTTCCGTCTTTGTCTATTAGATGAAAACCATTATCATCAACAATAAACGTTTCAATATTCCTTCCGTATGCAATATCACTGAATAGCGTACATTCATACGTATTCGGGTCTATTGCCATTTTCTTTAATTCTTTTGCAGTTTCCGTTGCAAGCTCTTTTTGAGCATTCTTTATAAGACTTTCGTCAAGTCGCGTAACATCCCAACCTGTAAGAATAAATTTATCACCAACCTTCGGATGCATTGCACCATTGGGTAACATTAAGCCACCATCAAATTGTTGTCTTAGAATGCGAAAATATGTATGCTCAACGACATTCGTATTATCTTTTTCAGGAGGTGTTTCGCTTGAATTATATTCTGTTTCAAAGGTGAGACCTGTGAGTGCTCCCGATTGAAATTCAATCTTCATATTTTCTCCGTTTTTTAGCTGCCATTCTTCGTTAAACGTGAAATCTGAAGTTTGAATGTAGTACTCAGTATATTTTTCTCCTGTTGGTGTCTTACCGTCATCACTCATTACGTTTTGCAGCTTGTCATTTACTTTCGTAATAGTTGTTTTTGTCCGTGGATATATATCATCGAAAACAAGAACTTTTTCAACAATTTCAGCATCGTTTTTCGGTGTTTCTATATCAATATACCCTGGACTTTTAAGTGGCAAATGAGTTTCTGACATTTGTTTAATGGTTTCGGCATCTTGACTATTTGCTTTAAACCACCATGAAGGCAATTTGTTTGTTATAAGGTTTTTGATGCGATACTTATCGCCTTGCTTAGGCAATGCTGTTTCACTGTCTTCCCACCTAAAATTAAATTCACCTACCTTTGTTGAGAATATTGCCGAATCACTTGCACTTTCAATACCATTTGCATTGACGTTTGCAAGTAAAGAATGTATCTTGTAATATTCAGCACTTGTTCTAATACACAATTTTGTACCTTCAGAAACTGTAATTTCACCTTTGTAGTCATCTGAATACAAAAACACTAAATCAATTAAGATGTAACACTTTTGTTTCTTTGTTATATTTAATTCATCGAAAGGAATATATACAAGAGCGTTTTGATATGTCCCCGTTGGATTAATATCTATCTTTTGATTTTTAATTGTAGTTTTATAATATTTACCGTCATTTTCTTGTTGGAATAGAAAAATAGTTGTTATTGCACCATTTATTGTTGGCACTTGATTATAATCGTTTCTTTCGCATAATATACGTATTGCAAATCTATCCTTGTTGCCGTAATTATCAAGTGCGTATAACTTGTCACCCAACTTGTATTCGTTTACATCAAGTTCAAATATATTAGATTTTATCTGTATGAAATCATATTTATTTTTTTTAGTGTCAATCAGTTTTCTTACTGCACTAAATTCTATTCTTTCATAATCGAAGACCTTTGTCTTTTCGTAATCTTCAAAATAATCCGAATAAATATCTTTATCGAACTTGAATGTTTTATTTTCTTTATCAACGCTTACAACACTAAAATCTACTTCACCTTTATTCCAGTTAGGAGGCATATTACGTGACGAGCCAAAGGCGTACACACGTGTAGCATGTTCGCCTTCACTTTTAGAAGATGTCATATTTACGACATTCTTCCCAAGGATAAAATCTACATTCGTTTTTTCTGCATCTTGACATTTACCGAAATGCACGAAATTATCAGTTACCCACCATTCAGTATCCCATTCTTTCGCAATTTGATTAAGTGCATCAATGTAGTTAGTTGAATTGTAGCTCAATGTTTTTACTTCATCAAGGCCATCATCAATTAAATAAGTGAAATCAGTATCATTATTAAATGTAAAACCTTCAAGTTTCAAACATCGTAACAAACAAATTACTTGCCATTTAAGATTTGCAGTTAGCGAGAAATTTGTTTCGCGCGTATTCAATGTGTCTGATTCTGGCTTATATTTATAGATACGCAATTTCCATGCATAGTAATAAGCATCAAGCTTTAATTCATAATCATAACCACCTTTATTTTCGTTATAGGTAGGATTTTGAATTGTTGTTACGACATACTTCTTCCCTCTCCATATTGCGAAAGAACCAATTGGAAAATAAATGGGGGTAACAAGCGAGAATTTTAATGTTATACTATCTTCTTTCATCAACTCGCACTTTTCGATACACCCTTCATAAATGGAGGGCATATCATAAAGTAACTCGTTATTAGCATTATAGATTGATATGTTCATAAGTTAATCCTGTCTTGTGGGTTGGGTTCATAGAACTTTATTTGTATCGTGCAAAATTTGTTATTAGTGTAGTCAACAATTTCTGTTACCTCTCTAAATACAAACTTAAAGCCTAATCCTAACTTATTTGCATTGAACTTTATAATTGTCGATGATATTAAATCATTCAGAAAAGATTTCCGATTAGACAACATTTCTGAACGTGTTTTCCCCTCAATTACGAAGGATAAAGACAATTCGCGAGATGCAATCTTTATTGGATAGTCTTCTGTTATAACAACTCTATCGCCATGTTCAATCCTACTTGTGTTCTTAACTATTTCCTTTGCTTGCAGGCCTTGCAAGAGCGTTTTATACGCTCCTTTTACAAGACTTGCTCCATAGCACAGAAATAAATCGTTATTATTTATTGTTGCCTGTCCTACCATTGTTTTTATATATTTCTCGTGTTCTTTTCTATCTTTTGCAAGCGTTCGCTAATAACAAACAACTCATTCGTATTCTTCTCAATGTTAGCAAGATGAGTAACCGAGGTCTTCTGAATATTAATTGATTCATCGTACCAATTGTTTCTTTGCGTTTCGATACTGATAAGCATTAACATTGAATTGTTTACATTGTCAAGTTTTGCAGTATCTAATAGTTGTTGCTCATGAATGCTGTATAGAGCTTCCGTCTGTGCTAATGCACGTCCGCTGAGTTCCTCAATACTTTTTTCACTTGCAGTAGCAAAGCCTTTTTTCTGTTCTCCGCTACTTGCCGCGTTCCCTTGACCAATAGAATTTGCTAAATCTTGGCGCTTATGGAAAAAGTTATTGCTTGCTTCTGATATTTCTTGTCTGAATTGCTGTGCGTGTGTTTCACTAATCTTTCCACCGTCAGATTTAACGGCTGCTTGATAGCGATTAACGAAATCTTCAGTCCATTTCTTAACTTCATCGCCCATTTGATTTTCAATCAATGCTTTCAACATGTTGTTTTTAAAATCATTGACAAAATCATCTGCGCCTTTGCTCATATCACTTAATGCTGACATAAAGTTTTGGTACATATCATCAAACTTTATACCTGTCAACTTTTCAAGTGTCGTTTGTTGGAAATCTTCCGTGTTCTTCTTGCATTCAAGCAATGTTTCAAGATAGCTTTGCATATCTTTATCCATGCTCCCCCAAAACTCGCCATTTTTTGCGCCTTTAAGAGCAAGCAATTCTTCATAAGAATAATCTCTTAAGTAAAAATCCTTTGCTTGCGTTATGCTCACACCTGCCAAACGAGACCATTCATCATAACCTCCAGCTTTTCTTATTGCTTTGTTATTTTTATAACTGTTAGAATGATGGCCAATCTCGCGGATTTTAAGGTATGTTTGCATCAATTTTTTAGCACTCGTTTCTTCCGATTTATATAGGCTTTCGACTTGTTCTATTGCTTCTAACGCGCTATTTCCGAACGACATATTAACATATTCGCTCTTCTTACTGATAAGGTCGTCCCATATACCAGAAAGTCTATTGTAATGGTCAACTTCTTTCTCCCATGCAGCAATACCATTATCATATCCAAAGAAACCACCAATACTTTGCGCAAGAGATTCAAAAGCATTACTAAGATGTAAGATTACGCCAAAGAAATCGCCACTTTTAAGTGAATCGAATGCAGCAGTAGCTTCTTGCGAACTTTCCGCAAATTTCTCCATGCCTTTAGCAAATTGTGTATTGCTTCCGACATATTTTTTCGTTAAATCATTAAGAGATTGTACATTCTGATTTACCCCCTTAATAATAGCATCTGTCGGAACGACACTTTTGCCCATTGCAGCTTTAGCTCCTTGCAACCCTTGTCCAGCATTTTGCATTGCACTGGCTGCTTGACTTGCTTGTGCTGATGCTTGTGCAGCAGCATCACTTGCCCCCGTAAATCCTTTAAATAAAGAACCAAAGCTATCTCCGAACTTAGAAGTATTAACACCACTTTGCTGCAGGACTTGCAAGGCTTGTTGTTCGTCCATTCCTTTCAAATCGTCCGCATTCATTTTACTACCTTGCAATTTAAGATAGTCATTCAGGTTCGTTCTTCGATTATCAAGGTTTTTGTCTGCTATTTTTTTGTTGTGTTGCGCTTCTTCGTTCTTTAAAACAGCATCATCATATATTCCTTTTTTCTCTTCGTAATTTTGTCTTAATCTTTTTTTCTCAAGATTATTATTCCATAACGTTCCAACTGCACCACCTACCCAAGATGTTTTATTCTTATCAAGTTGTTCTTGAACTTTGGTATATTTATCAACTAATTTAGATTTATCACTTACGCTGAGTGTATTATCAGTGTCAAGGATTTCTTTTAATTGTTCTTTTACGCGTTCAAGTGTATCACTACTTAATTTGCTAAGATTACCAAAAGCACTCATCCAATCGAATGCTTTTAATTTCTCAGCTGCTTCTAATGTCTGAATTGCTGCATCACGCTCGCGTTCAAGACGCATTTTAACTGGGTCTTCATCAGATAAATTGATAGTATCATGCTCAAATTTTTCATTGATTGCAGCAACCTTTTCTTGGAATGAGCCATATTTTTGCACATAGTCATTCCAAGCATCTTTTGATTGTCTAACCCAATCAAGTTGCGCTTTAACACGACTCTTCAACTTATTTAATTCAGCCTTATCGGCTTCATTGTCAGATTTCTTTATTAGTTCGTCAATTCGCTCAATATCGTTTAGTAATTTGTTTATTCTGTTACCTTTTTCGGCTGCTTGCTTGTCGTATTCACTTGATAATTCATCGCGGTCTGTGCGTTGTTGCTTCTGAGAAGTAAAGATTGATAATTGGTCAAAACGACTGTTTATATCATCAATCGCTTTGCTATCAACCATTGTATTTTCGTCCCATTTTTGAGCCTTGCCGCCCTTACTCTTAACAAGAGCTTGTATTGCATCAAATTCGGAACGTTGACGCTTCTTTTCGGCCTTTATCGCTGCTTCTCTTTGTTTTTCGATTTGTCGCAGTTCATCTTCGTTTTGTTCTTCTCTTTCAGCACGAGTACGAGCATAGCCATCACGCATTGCCGCAATTTTAGCCTTTATGATTTTTTCTTCTACGCTAACCGCGGCATTTGTTCTTTCTTGATTGTTAGTATCGTAAGTATCGTAAACTTTTTGCTCTGCTGATGAAATCTTATTATCTTGCTTCACTTTTCTTTTTGCGTCTGCAGCTGCTTTTTTAGCCGCTGATTTTTCAGCAGCTTTCATCGAACGCAAATTTGCTGCTTCCATGCGTACAAGCATACTCATTGATGCAATACTTTGTGCTTGTGTTTGTGCAAGTCCCATACGCGCTTGTCTTTCAGCCTTCAAGGCCGAAAGATTTCTAACGTGTAATCCGTTAATCCTTTTAAGATTATCGTATTGCTTTCTCTGTACATCATATATACCATTCTCGTGCTTTATTTGCCCTGTCTTTTGGTCTAAAATATCACGGCCATAGTATTTCTGTTGTTGCAGTATCTTAGCTTGTTTAAGCAAATCATCTTTTTCTTTTCCAGTTGTTTGACGTGCTTTATTCTTTAAATCATTAACCTTGGTGTCAATCTGTAGACCGCGCTCTTTCGCTTCATCGGCTTCTTTTGACAATTTCAAATTTTCAGTTGCACCTTCGGCTGCAGCCATTGCATTTTTACCTATATTGCCAAAAGCATTTGATAGATCTTTCGATAATTCTTTATCAGAAAAAAGTCCATAGATTATTTTAGCACCTAATTTTGCGGCTGAAATCTGTGTTTTTATGGTATTCGTTATAGAAGAAATACTATCTTTAACACCTGTCCCCATCTGCGATATACCACTTGTTATAGATGTCCAGCCTTCTTTAATTTCACCTGTTATGATTTGCCATACACCCTTAAAAATAGTACCAAAACCGACTGTAAGATTTTTTACTGCACTGAATGCACTTTTAAATGTGTTTACAAAATTTGTTGTGAACTCGTTGGTTATAGTGTTTGCTCCAGTAAATACCTTAAAGAAGTACTTACCGAATGCAATAACAATATCTGTAACAGATTGCATAATACTTCCCAAGAACGCTGAAACTTTAGCAAGTATTTTTTGTCCTTCAGCACTCTTGTTAAGATACGTATACACGCTTTTTAAGACAAAGACGATTGCTGCTAATACCGCGCCCAATGGTGTTGCAATAAATCCAATCGCAGATTTAGTCATAGCACTAAAACCTTTTATGGATTTAGTGAGTGGAAGACCCATTCCGTCTATAATATCTGTAAATTGCGATATAGCTTGTTTTCCTTTATCAGCATCACCTCTCAGCCAATTGCCAAACCTATCACCGAACATTGAAAAGCGGTCTTTCAGTCTTCCCCATGCTGTGCTTTGGTTTTCCAACCGTTGTTCTATTTCGGGGGTTTTGTTCGCAAAATCAGTTAGCTTTTTCTGTGCATCTTCTGCGCTTTTTTGAAATTCTTCTAACTTTGATTTTGCGTTTGTTAGTTGTCCTTCAAGGACTTGTATCTGTTTTGCGGCTTGTGTAGCCGAATCCATATCGCCAGCCTTTGTTGCTTGCATCATTACTTGCTGCAAGTTTGCAATTTGTCCTTCCAAACTTCCAATAAGGTTTTTTTGCTCATTGAATGCCGTTTGTGATGCTGCAAGGCTACGAGCATACGATGTCGAAACTTCATCAATCTTGTCTTTTACAAGTTGTGTCTTTTCGGCAGTTTCTTCCGCACCTTCATTAGTGTAGCGAGTTTCGATTGTTTTTGTTATTGTTGCTTGTCCTTCATCGCCTTGTGTTTGCGCTTGTGAGCCTTGTGCGCCTAACTCATTAATGCCTTGCTGAGATAATGTAACACTCGCTTGGAAGGCATCAAAAGAGTCTTTTAATGCCTTCACTCGTTCTTCTGCTGTCTGCGCGCCTTGTGTTACTTTTTCAAAAGAAGGGTTTGAATTTTTTGCTTCTTGGTATGCTTGTGATAACTGCTGAATGCTTTCTTTTGCTTGTTTTTGAGAATTTACTAAATTTTCTAATTCTCTACGTTCACCTAGAATGCCTTGCTTATGTGTCTTTATTTGTTGTAGCAAATCTTGCGCAACCATATTCTTACCCTCAGACTTCGCATCTGCGTATGATTGCTGCAAATCTCGCAATTCGAATGTAGTATCAGATATAATCTGCCTTTGTTTTGCAATATCTTCGCTTAAAGATACAAAGTTTGCTTTTGCCTCGCTCAGACTATTGCTTAATTCAGACAAGGACATTCCATTTACAGTTCGTCCAAATTCAGACACTTGTTGTAATACGCTACTAATACTATTATTCAGGGCGAGGACAACTGTATCGGTCTGTTGTTTCATGTTCGTGATTTGTTGCACGAAATCATTTGCACCTTGCTGAACTTCTGATGCATCTATCGTTGCTCTAATTCCTAATATATCGTCCATATCGTATTACATTAAACTTGTTAAAAATCCGTTACCGTTATCATCTAACGTGTAAGGCTTATTTTTGTTTTCGTTTGTATTTGTATTGCTTGTGTCGTTTTCGTCAAAAGGCTTAATTCCTGGTATCGCAGCATTAAGAAGTAAGAGGTTAATGTAACTCCGCTTGAATACGACTTCATCGTAACTCATGCGAAAGTATTTCATTATTCCTCCGATAAATCCCCACGGACTTGTGCTTCGTGAGTATTCATCGTCACTTTCTTCGCACCTCTTAGGAAAATCAAAGACTGAAAAAAAAAGGGAGCATCGAAAGATTTTGCGCAAAATGAAATAACGCGTTTATAGACTTTCATTGTTGTATGCTTACGAATGTACCACCCGAATAAAAAACGCGCTATAGAGCTACGGAAAACCGCTTTTACGACAATGTTTTGTAAATGCTTTAGGTCGCCATGAGCTGCGAGCATTCGTTCTATTGCATAAAATTCGCCTTGCAAATCTAATTTATCACACTTTTGTACCAATTCCCCAATTTCCCAAATCTGAGATAAGGTTAGAGGTTTCAATCGAAAAGGTAGCCACCCGAATAAGCACCATGTGGCTTTCTCATTAATAACTTCTGATGTACTTTTCTTTTCTTCCATATTAAAAAAATAGAGCGGCATACAACGGCTAAACCGTATATGCCGCTCATGGACTAATCCTATATTAACTAAAAACTATTACTTCCAGCGCGTTGAAGGCATTTCTTTGCCTGTTACAGCGTCAAAAACGGCTTGCTTCGTACATTCAATGTTGATGTTCGGAAAACCGCTCTTGCCGATTGTACCAGACTTCGTAACAACAAGCTTCATGTTTGCCCACTCAAAAGTATGAGAAGGAAATTCAGATGTCTTCTTTGTTACAATCTGAATTGCTTGATTTTGCAACTTGAAGTCTACATCTTCTTCAACATAGCCTGTTTCGCTATTCTTTTTGTAACCGAAAAAGAATGTTGCTGCCTCTTCACTCATGTCGTAAGTCTGAATGGTAAAGCCTTCAGTACCCGCGTCACTTTGAAGTGTTGCGTAATAATTGTCACTGTCTTCAATTTCGATATTGTTTGTTGAGGGAGCGTTGTCGTTGAATGATAGTGAATCTTTAACGATTGCCTTCATTACAAAAGCCGACCATTCAGTTGGAAATGCACTTTTTGCCTGTAGCGTCTTTTCTCCAACTTTACCACCTGCAACAGTTGGGTCACTTACAAGAGTAGCAAATTTCACACTCTCAATACCCCATGCGCCTGTTTTGTTTGCCATTGTATTTCTTTTTAAAAAGTTGCTTTAATTCTAAGATTAATGAAATATGTATTATCGGCATCTTCCATACAATTACTATCGCTATCGAACTCGTAACGAATACCTTCAAGATTTAGTTCTTGCGCATCATCTTCTGTTTGGTTATTCGTTTTTGGGATTAATTGCGATATTTGCTCTGATAGGTTGCAAAGCTCTATCGTATCAGGTTGCCCATTACTCATGTTTGGTTGATGAACATTCACGTTTACGATACATGAATTTACCCATTTGCCATATTGAATTGCAAGATAGTTGATGCATACATAAGGCTTACCTTTATAGTTTGCAGTTTTCGCAAACTTGAACACCTTACAATCAAGATGTTTTCTTAGATAAACCGCCAATGCTTCAACTACCTTTAATCCATTCATAATTCATTATTCTTAATCATTTCTTTTACTTCGTTAACCGCATCTGTTAATTCTTGCTGTAGAAATGTTATCACGTTGTGTCCTTTAGCTTCCACAAATCTTGCGTATTCCATTCCAGCAACAATAACGATTTCCCATAAAGAATTACTTTGCGGAAAACTTTCTAATGCCAAATTTGCTGCATCTTCGCCTTTTTCGCTTCCTCTGCCGTCCAAACCACCTTTTGCAACTGTTTCCCCGTTGAATGATATTCTAAAACCTATGCTACCGCGTAAATTGCGTGTATGGTCATCGTAACCTCCACTATCACGAGACTTATATCTATCACGCGCATCTTTACATAAATCTTCGGCAAGAATACTTAACTCACGCAATACGCGTTCATCAAGTTGTGGTTCTTGTGATTGTTGGCTTTGCAACTTATTCAATATTTCATCGAAACCGAATGCTTCTATACCCATATCTTTAGCCAATTTTTCAAGGTAACAAATCCAACGACACGACATTCTTTATCTATCGTCCCGTCTTTTTTGGTTATTCGAATAATATCGTTTTCTTTGGGGATATAGTCAATTCGTTTTGGTTTACGCAAATAAACGACATAAGAATAAATGTAATCTTTGCCATCATTTGATTTCACCTTTGCAGCAGATGAATTTTGAACGATAGCGCATTTGCCGAGATTAACGATAGTTCTTGTTTCGATAGGATTTAATCGTTCATCTTCGGTAATGGTTATTTGTATAAGTTGTATTTTATCGCTGAGGTTCATGGTTTAAATTGATATACAAGTTACTACATCTTCATCGTCAGCATCAACCAAATCGGCTGAAATGCCAGCGTCTTTCGCAATGGCTTTAATAGCCTTATCAAGTTTCGTTACATTGTAGCTTTGTGATATTCCACCAATATTTTCAGCGGCTAAAACGCGAAGACGAGATAAACATAACATTGAAGCCAGAGCAACACCTTTCTTTGCTGACAATGAATATTCAGCATCGGAAGGGCATTCAAATTTAGCACTCGCGTCTATCAACGCTTTTTGAATGGCTTCGTCTGATACGCTATAAGGTTCTATAGTTGCCGCAACGGCTTCAATGTTTGTCATGTCTATTCTGTTTTATCAGTTTCAAGAATTACGTAATCTGCCTTGCCTGTAAAGACAGGGTTTGCCCACATATCATAGTCAATGAAACGACCCTTGTCGCTTCGCCAGAAGCCAACGAGGTTATCGTCATACGTTGAATAAGATTTGTTAGGTATCGGGTCAAGCATTTCCAATGGATCAGAAGCCTTCAATACGGCTACAGTTTCTGCACATTGGAACACAACACGGTCATCTTTTGTCATGTTGACGCTTGTACCGTCTTGTAAGGTGCAATAACGTTCCTTTTCTATTACGATGTTAGGCAAAAGGATGCTTGATAGATACTCGTTTACTTCATTATAAGAAACGCGTGATTGAATTACATCAACCTTGCCCAATTTCACCTTGAAAGTATCGCGTATCTGCTTGCTTTTACACATCTTTCGGAACGTGCGAATGCTCATTCGCATCTTAAGCACGGTTTTTCCCTTTGCGCCGAGATAATCTGTAATTGCTTGAATATCATCAAGAGGAGTTGATGTTTCATTTCCCCATGCTGCCACCTTTGCTTTGAACTTCGTTACCCCAAGGTCATAGGTAAATGATACTGCTGACTTCTTGTTATTGGTCTTATCAACTGTTTGCGTTCCATTGAATAAGCCTTCGAAGTAAAGCATATCAATACGCTTTTGTGGAGCGATAACGGCCTTCTCAAATGGGTCAAATAGATACTTGACGAGCTTTGCAAATTCGGTTGAACGCTGCTCCGCGGAGAAAGTTGCTTGTTTATCGCGATAACGACCTTCAAGGTAATAATACTGCGTAAGTCTATCATTATCCATTTGCCACTCGTCTGCCATGCGGCTCAATGAACCGACTAATTCTTTTGCAGTTGGCATTTGGTGTGTTGGCTTTTCAGCATTCTTGTCTACTACTGAACCGACCATAGCAGCTGCGTATTCTGCTAAATAGGCTTGATAAACCTTGCCTGCACTATATTCAACGCTCTTGATTTCGTCTTTCCACTCTGCCTTATAAGTGGAGTTCTTCATTTGTTCTTGGATAAAAGCATCGAAATTCTTCGGCTTTTCCAATTCTTTAATAAGTGAATCCATTTTCGGTAATTGTTTTTTATGTGGTTAGACGATTAAAGTTTGAATGCGTGGCGGCATGTTAATGCTGTCTTGATTGCATCGCTCAATGGATATGGCAATGTACCTTCTTCGATTTCGTATGCTTGCAAAGTAGGAGTGCAGCTCTGTTGACCGTCAAGTGTAATTGTCGCGTAATTCAAACCTACAACTTTTGCAGCATTACCGTCATCAAGAACTGTATCTTTGTCAACCTTCTCAGCTAACGCGGGAACAGTCAATGTGTCGAAATTTGCGTTTGAAGTATCAATTGCTGAAATAGTTGACCCACCGATAGTGTCATTCACTTGCAATAGGTGTCCTTTGTAAACCTTTACCGATACGGCCGATTTAGCTGCGTTTTCATAAACCTTTGCAGTTTTGCAAACATTTACTTTATCCGTTGCTTCATCGTATGCGAGTGGCGCTCCCTTAGGTAGCCACTTTAAGTCTTTCGGCAACTTGTCTTGATTTACAACGAAACCACATTGTCTGCGAACGCATGATTTTTCGTCCCATACACCTTCTTGAATGTTTGAAGGCTTTGTTTCTTTGTACATCATCGTTTTTTCGTGTTTTCTTATATGTGTTAATAATAAGTGCGCCTATGCAAAGTTTATTCTTTTGGTGCAAGAGCTTGTTGCGCTTCTTTCATTTTCGCGGCAAAATCGTCCTCTGAACCTGTTCCTCCTATACCAGTGTTAGGAATATCAGCAATGCCCATTGATTCAAGAATAGCTTTGCGTTCTTCTGCGTACTCTTGTTCAATCTGAGTTGCTAATGTTTCAGCGTTTTCTTCTTTATCAAGTTTGTATCGCGAAACAAATTTTTCTGGAATGCTTTTTAACTTGTCTTGTGAACGTAAAACGCTATCAAGGCGCTTTTGTGTCTCTGCTTCTTTATAAGGCTTTAGCGCATCTTCGATACCTGTTCTTAGCATTTCAGCAACTTGTTCTTTGGTTAGCGTAGCTGGCTCTTCAATTGGTTTTTTGGGAGGTTCTGGCGGTTCTGGCTTTACGTAACCCTGATACTTGCTTTCTACTTGTGAAGCATAACGATTACCAACCTTTTGCAATAGATTAACGTACGATGATGCACCGCTAACAGCGTTACTTAATTCTTCGTCCGTTGATTCATCTTTGAGGTTGTTGCTCGTAATAAGTAAGTCGGCAATACCCTCAAGTTCGGTTGCGTTGAAACCCTTATCAGAATATGAGGTTTTCAACAAATTGATTAGCTTTTTCTTCATGAAATAAAAATTTGTTTGAAACAAATTTATTCATTCGCATTTTGCATTTCAAAATCAAAAAGCGAAAAATCAGCGTTTTTGCGCCTTTTTATATCGCTTAATTAATTGAATAACCTTTTTAGGGTAGGCAGCATCCCTATTACTTATCCTATAAATTGATATCCCTTGCTTGCGTATGCATGCGCTTCTGTTCGCGTCTAATCGCTTTTGCTTGTCTGTATAATGGTATTTACCGTCTACTTCGATTGCAAGCCGCAAATACGGAATAAAAACATCTATATAGTAGGTTTTACACGGAGTTTTTATCTTGTATTGACGAATATAATCAATACCAAGATTATCCAAAACGCGACAAACATTCTTTTCCGCTTGAGTTGACTTGTATAGAAGTTCTAATCTTGTATTCATAATTAACGTAACATTTTATGTGACAAATATAAATATATCTACGATTTTGCGAGATATAGGATTACATTACGTATTAATAGATATTAAAAATACAATCATATCAAAACTTTCTTTGGATTTATGTTGCATTATATCAATTCTCTTTGTATTTTTGCAATGTGTTTTAAAACAAGTTACTAAACTTGTTACAAAACATGTTACAAAAACGATTTAAATTTACTCAAAATGGAAACAATCGAAAACTTAGTAAAGGAGTTAACGGAAGACCAAAAGCAACTCTTGAAAGATACTATCACTCATGGCTTTTGGGGTGACGATTATGCTGATTTCGTTGACAACAAGGGAAATGTCGATGAGCATTCTGCCGATGGGTATTGCACGAATGACGCAAAGAGAGCTGGACACTTCAGCGGAAGAAAGATTTCGGCAATGTTCAGAGCTATTTACAAGAAACTTTGCATCAATGGAAATAAAGGAGAATTTCTTACCCATTATTCTGATTGGTGGGGTGATGGTACTGGTGATATGCTCTTCATTCGCAGCGATTTTGTAGATGCTTTTGAAGAATGGGCAAGAGGGTGAGCTGACAAGGCAGCGTGAGGGGTTCGATTCCCCTCACACCTACAAACATACGTATGAAAGCGGTACTCAATATTCTTCAACAGGTTCTTTGCAACACCCGCTATAAAAAGTAGATTAGAAAGAGCCGTGAACACATAAGTTCGGAAAATGGGTCTGTGGAGACTTTAAAAACCTTTGCTCAAACTGGGTTGGGCGATTCTTAGAATTTCTTTGCGCTTTCCCTTCAAAAAAACAGAAAGTAAACCTCAGACAAGAGTAAATCCGAAAGCTGTGGTGTTAACCAGTCGTGAGATAACACGTTACAAACCGAGAAAACGTATACCGTACCTTATCGTTACGAGGGTTGAGCAATACAACTAAAAAGCCGTAGGTGCAATCCAAGCACCATTGTAGAGAAAAACCGTATACAACAGCGGGCGGTCAGGCATGCCGTGGGGTGAAAAAAACACCTGACAAAAAAATCGGCTCATTTGTGGCGAGCTGTGTTTGGATAGCTACAAAAACGTTCTTGTTTGGCGTGAACAATAAATAAGCCAAACGTTGAAGCTAAACGTTAAGATGCTTAGAAAAGGAGATACTTCTGAATAGTTGCACGAGTGCATAAGTCAGACTTATCCCAGTTGGGAGCGAAACGTACACCTCGCACTTTGCTATCACAATTCGTTGGGCGATAACGTTAAGCGCAATTTTAATCTGACAATAACAACTCTAAAATATATAACACAATGGATAATAAGTTTTTTGACTTCGAAAAAGCGAAAGTACAAACCATTACGCTGGAACAATTACAACGCACGCACAAGGAAAACGATGTATACAACAATCCGTTGAAAGGCATCTATCACTTCCAGTTGCTCAACGAAGTAATTAACATGTGCAACGAGCAGCACTTCAATGTTGAAGTGTACGACTTATTTGCTGCACAGAACAAAGACCGCGCTCAGCCTGGTGTTGTGCTACTTCCGCAGGTAGAAGCTCAGTACGGAGATAAGGCAGTAGAAGCACACATTTTGAGACGCGTTTTCGCAAACATCAGAATAAGCGATTTTGATGACAGTGAGAACACTACAAACATCGCTATTGCTTTCCACCAAAAAGGCATTCAAGCTGGATTTGGGAACATGGTTAAGATATGCCACAATCAATGCATGCTCAATGCGAGCAACTACATATCAACGTATGCCGAGAAAGGTGCTGGACGAGGTGATAAGGTAACGATTCAAGATGTCCTTGATGTTATCAAGTCTTGGCTCGTTGATGCACGCCACATCATTGTAAGCGACAGAGAACGCATGGAACGCATGAAGAGCATAAACCTCACGGCCGAGCAAGTATTCACGCTGATTGGCATGCTTACAACTATCCGAGTAAAGTGCGACACATTGAACAAGGCTATCAAAGAGCCAGTCGTTTATCCTCTCAATCAGGCGCAAATTTCACGCTTTACCGAGTTGTTGCTTGTTAACTATCACAACACTAATAAAACAACTGTGTGGGACGTCTATAACGCTGCAACAGAGCTTTATAAAGCCGACAGCATGAATATACCTGACATGCTGCCACAGAATAGAGCAATGGTTAAGTTCCTTGAAGAACAATACGCAATTTAAATATCTCAACCTCGCGAGTGAAAATCACCCACTCGCGAGTCATGAACGAAGAAATTGCAAAAACAATCACACGAATTAAAAGTAAAAACAGCAGCATGGAAATAACAGTAAACATACCCAAGAACGATTACGTACAGCCAACAGAAGTGCGCCAAGAAGTTGTACAATACATTTGTGATGCGTTTCTCAGCACTTGCGTCTGGCGCATATTTCACCCAGAAAGACAAAGCGCGTACAGGGGCAAGACTCTATACGTTATGGTTTCTAAACGAAGTGGTAAGGCCTACGGATTTGGTGGCCACGCAGCACTTGACAGTGACGTTAATATTCGATTTAATGGCGAGGAAATGAAAGCAGCCTTTAAGGCTCTTCGTAATGCTGGATACCACATGTTCCTTATCTACGAATATGGTTTGTGGAAAGGCTATATTTGCGATAAAAAGCCTTTTATTCAGGACGGAGAGGAGGTAACAACATTCAATGACTTTATAGATTAACGACATGAAAGCAAAAGATTTTTTGAAAGACCTGCTTCGATGGGATTTGACCACTGGCTCAACCTATATGAAGTCATCATACGAATTGAAGATAATCAGTGGCGAGCTTAAGCCAAGGTCGCTGTATTATTTCTCATTCAAAAAAAGTGACTTGATGGCCCAGCCTGACGTGACGCTTACTTTAGGCGGTGGGGATATTCAATATCTTTGGGAAATTGAGATGTAAAAAGCACTCCTTGCAATGCTTATTGTATTTGCAAGGAATGCTTATCAAAAAAGAATCATAAAAAATTGCGAAGTATGACGAAATTCCATACCTTTGCAATACAAAAGACCTCCGAAAGGGCAAGATAATTTCAAGCTTGTGAGGCACATTAGAGTTTTGATTATTCAAGGCTCTAATGTTTTTAATACAGCTTTAATTATTTCCTTATCGTTGTGTTCAGCGGTTATTCTTATTGCATTGTTATTATAAACAACATAACACTCTTTTATTAGTCCTTTTTCAAAATCAGAATAACGCCAATATATATATTTAGCCAGTTCAGATATACGCAAACGTTTATTTTTTAGATGCATATCAAGGTCAATTACAACTGCTTCACAACCTTGCTTTATAGCTTTCTTAAATGCAGATTGTATACCCTTAGGGGATTCAATACCCTTTCTGTCTGCTATCATTCCTTTTATTGTGTATTCTGGATTTTTCAACCCTTTTTCTAATATATGAGGTCTAATATCCATATATACATCTGAAAATGATTTCAGTATAGAACGTGCAGACCTTAAGTTTTCTTTAAGTTCTATTTTATCTGCATGATTACTTATTTGTAATCTATTTCCAAAAAAATTATCAGATGTATAACCATCTTTTAAAGCTATTTGCTGTATAACGTTTTTATTCTCCTTCCACCCAAGCAAATCACCAACGACTTTCTGATTATCTTTCACGAAGTAAGGAAGCTTTCCGCTCTTGCGCGCCAAGTCCAGTTTCTTAGCATTGCGCTCGCACCATTTAGAAAACTTATCTGGAACGTTTTGTACAAGGTTGGGAGATTGATAAGCTTCGTATTCTTCTTTAGGCATTTTGCGAAGTTTCTTCCACTCATCACTTTTTCTGTCCATTAGAATAGGAGACACTGAACACATGCAGCGAGGATGCCAACCGCGCCACATGAACGTTTTCGGGTAATCGCCAGCCAATTCATCACAAATATCCTCTTCTGGGTGATTTGCAGACAAACGAATGCGAATGCCTAACACAAAAGGCTCACTCTCCCAACGTTTGCAGTTGGAATAGTTGTAAGCCATGTTTGTTTCAGTTATTGTAAGGCGCAAAGCATTTTGACGTGCGGAGCGATACACACCAGTGCCAACCTTTGCAAGATCCTCTTTAATAAAACGCACCTTGCCTTCTTTATCAATTACTCTTCTGCGCCATTCTACAATATCCTTTTTCGTACCGTCCGACATGAGCTGCTTGCGATGATACCTACGATACATCATGTCTGGATTATTAAGATATTGCCTTACTTGTCGGCCAAGACTTTCTGCTGATATTCCTTTGCCGATGCCATTTTCTAACACTTGCGAAACTGCAACTTCAAATTCAGATTTTGTTTGTTGTGTATAATTCCATACGCGGTCAGACAGATTAAGTCCGTTGTCACGCTTCATACGGCTTTCAATAAAAGCTCGTGCCGTTTCTTTTCGCCAAGCGTCCACTTCCTTACCTTCAAAGCGAGTAAACGCGCTCAGCGCGTTTTGTTGCGTATTAGTGGAGAATAACACGGCTTTTGTTATTCCTTGCTTTATAAGCGATAAAACCGCGTTATTATACGCATCTAAAAGGGCTTGCACCCTATCCTTTTCGGTTGGGGTGCAAGTTTTCGCAATTTTAAAAAGTTCTTCTGGGTTGGCTTCGTTGACAGACTTATTTACCGCCTTGCTCAACTCTGTAATAACATAGTCATGCAACTTGTTGAAATCAGAAGAACTTTGCAACAGAAGTTGAATGATATTCTTAATGTTCATTCTTATTCTTCATTTGGTTAATTGCTTGTTGCCGTGGCAAATAGGTTCATTTTGGCGGCTTCTTCATTCTCTTTCTTTAAGAGTGCTTTTGTGCGTTCAGCATTACGTACCATTGGATTTTCTTCGATGCCTTCTTCTTGTGACATGGTAGCTTTGCCTTGCGTGGAAAGATTGATTAACTGCAACATTTCCATCTCATTCTTCGGAATGTATGGAGAAAAGATAGGTGTTACCCTTAATGAATCGGCAATGCGTTGAGGAGTGGCAAAAACACTCGCAGCAATGCCATTCTTAACAACGTTAAATCTTCGTGTGAACATTTCGCCAAACAATTCTTCTTTCGTTTCGGCTTTTAAATGTGGGTCAGTAAACATTAAGCGAATAGCAGCACCACTTGTATTATTACCAAGCGTTTTCATATTCTCAAACGAAATATCGGGTGTCTGCGAATACGAAAAGATGATGTTTGTAAGGTTTGCCATTTCTTGCCGCATACTTTCAGGTGCTGAGTTCCACGATACGACCTTCATGTCTGTATCACTTCCTTCACCTTGGTAAATACGGCCGACTTCACCCTTTTCCGCAAAACCTTTCATCTTACCTTTGAAGAAATAAGTAGGCGCGCCAAAATAATCATTTACATCACCCCAATTTGAGAGTAATTCTTCAAGTCGTTCAATAACAGGTTGCACACATTCCCATTCTGTTTCTTCTTGGCGATAGTATACAATAGGTATTTTTGTAAATCCATGTGGCTTTGCGCTCATGAGCTGCATGGTTGAATCAGCGTTAGAATACCTATAGAGCATCGTATTCGTATAAACATCGAAATGTATGGTTGTTTGTCCTAACTCGTCTTTAATAACGTATTTGCGCGCAAATCCGTCCATACGATTGTAATCATCGAAATGTGGATAAAGCACATCACCACGAAGCGGAGAAAGCAACATTACGCGGATTTCATTTTGTTGTGTTTCGTCTTGTGAAGGAACAATATACCACAACTCAGCACATTCACAACAACGGAAAAGGTCACGAGCCAACTTTTTATCGAAATAATCAATTTTGTTTTCGTTGAAGATTTCAATTGTTCTATTGTATAATTCTTGCGCCTTGTTATCTATTTCGCCTTTAATATTGTATTTAACGTTATTAGACAACAGAAAACCGACATCGCGTTCACAAATTAATCTTTGTGCTGGAACTGCAATACGGCAACGGTCAACGTATTTAGTCTTGTATAATGGCGAACCGTCATTGTCAACCTTATTAGTTTTAACCTTTATAGCTTTTTTCTTTCTGTATTGCGTATCCATAACCTTATGCTTCATAGGGTTATATTCGCTTTCTGTTTGTTCTATCGTTTTGTGAAATGGTTTCTTATACGATGTAAGTAGTGTGTATATGGTCATCGGATTTCCGATAGCCATAATTTCTTCTATGCTTTTCATTTAGTGCTTTTTAATTTATGTGTTACATGATTGCTAAAAATTCGTCCGCTTCAAGGCCGTTGCTGTTCTGTCCAAGTATCTCTTCAAGTACAACATAACGAATGGCGTCTATTGCGTGGTTGTACGCATCAATGGGTTCATTTAGCCATTTACCTTCTTTGTTTTGTCTGTAGGTATAATTCCTGAACTCTTTTAAAACGTTTACACTTCGTTTCGTTACCTTCATTTTGAGTTCTTGCATCTTGTTAATACCAGCCATGATTGAGCCAGAAAATTTACGTACAGGGTGTATATCAATACCTGCGTTGGATATTTCATCAATTAGACGTGGATCTGCCGACTCGGATATAACCTTTACATCTTCGTGGCACGTTCGATTTGCATTTTTGTGCGTGTTGATAATATCTTCCGCAAGCATTTTTGTTTGGTAACAGATTTCATCAATCCATAATGTATCTCCGTCTATATAGACATCAACAATCGCTGTCGGGTCGTTTGTATAACCGAAGTCCATACCTCTTCGGTGGTGCTTCTTATGCCACCTCGGAATATCCTCAACTTCTTCTACATTTTCGAAAATCAACCCTTCAACCATTGCTTGCAGACCAAGGCCGTAGATGCGCCATAAGGACGGATTTTTTTCTTTAAGGCTTTCTATCTCGGCAATAACTTTAGGTTCTAAAAATGGATTGTCCTTATAAGTTGTAATGAAGTGATACGTATTAGGTTCTTTATTTAGCGTACAAAGCCAGTGGTCGTCCGTGAATGAAGGATTATAGTCAATGATAGAGAACTCCGTTGTACGCATTTGCAATTGCTGCCATTCGATGTATTTTAACTCGTTGCCTTCATTTACGTACAATATTTTACGTTTACGACCGCGTAATTTTTGCTCGTTATCGCAAGAGAAAAACTCAACAAAAGAACCATTTGGAAACGTGCAAACCAATTCAGACTTATTAAAAGTACAGAAATCCCAAATTTTAAGCCGTTGCATCACTTCTTTAAAGTCACGAAGAACAGAACCTTTTAAAGCAGGTAATGTGGCACGAACAATAGATGTTGATGTATTCGGGTTATTCCAACAATACTGACAAAGCCAAACCACGGTGTTATATGTTTTTGAACTTCGGCTACTGCCTTGCTCGCTAACGGTTGTATAACCTCGTGCTTTAGCTTGCTCAATTTCGGCAAAGATGCGAGTTGTTTGTAACCTTTTACCTTTCTTCATTTTCATCATCTTTAATCACTTGTTCTCGGCTATCAATAACCTCAATAACAAGTGGTTCGTGCGTTACTTCTTTGCCATTTGTTGTTACATCAACCTTTTGTCCGTCAATGAAGCGATGTATCATTTCGATTGCGCGTAATTTTGTCTTTTCATCAACAGAACTGCTGAGTGCAAGGTTCATTAACTGCAAATTAATCAACGCGCCATTTGTAGCTTCTTCTGATGATATTCCAACCTTTTTAAGCGCGCTTACAATCGTTGCATTTGCCTTGTCTATTGGTTGGTCTATCATCATACGAAGTATTTCAGACATAGCACGCTTTTCTCTGCGTGATTTCCCTGAATTGCGGCCACCCTTTCTGCTGAGTTCCCTCTGCACTTCGGGCGGCTGCTTGTTCATCGGGATAAGGTTTTGTTCGCCTTTATTTCGCATATCTATTTCTTTTTTAGTCATAAATCAACTTATTTTCCAAAATGCCAATATTCGGAGCGTCCTCGACCTTTAATGTTTTCAATACGCTCAATGTAATAACTATCTTTTTCGTACACACCAGCTTTCTTGTCGTTTTTTTCAGCTTCTTTTATAGCCGTTTTAACCGCGTCAAGATTTTTGTAACCATCAGACTGATTTCCCGTTATTTTGTCTGTAAATACGTATTGAATTTCAGTTGCTGATGAAGATGGTTCTGTAGGGCCTTTTATTGGTTCTGTAAAACCTGGGCCAGTACGATGCTCTGACGAGCGTCTTTTATTTCGTGTACCTCCGCTATTTTTTTACCATGTTTCCGTTCTTTATTTGCGTTTACGTGTTCTATAACCATCTCTGTGCAACATAGATTCCACACTGTAGTAAGTATGTTCTTCGTATGTTCCTCGTGTAACCGAGTTTACATTCTTCAAAAAGGCCTTTTCGTCCAATGCTGCACCAGCGAATTCTCTAAACAATGCACGATTTCCTAAACTTGATATTTCCACATAAGCCTTATCTAACATCTGTTTTAATTTACCCTTATTTGCTTCGGGGGCAGAAGCAATAACCGCATTTAATTTCTCTTTTACAATTCCGACCATGATGTCATGTGCTTCTTTGCGTCCTTGAGATGTTTGCCCCATCTTTTCGTATGTATGATAATCCATTCTGACAGGAGCATTTGATGATTGCGCCTTTACTGAATTATTCGTTCTACTTGAACTCCTTGTACTTCCACTACCTTTAGCCATACTGTTATTTTTTATTCTTTTTTATTGTTTCTTTCACATAATAAAAGACGTCCCTTGCTGCATGGTTTGCAGTAAGATACATTATCGCTTCATTATCATCTTTTGAGAGTTCGCCTTTTTTATTAAGCTCTATAACCTTTTGTTTTGCTTCATTATCGTATATCTTCCTCCAATTGTCTTCATTGACTTCGTTATCCTTTAGTTTTGATAGGCGATTGAGCATATTATTTATTCTATTTCGCATATCATAGTTAACATCGTTCTCTACTTTGATGGAATTAAGAGCGGTTTCAATATGAACATCAGTTCTTCTTATTATTTCTTTGCTTAATTTTCCACCACTTCTCATTTTACTTCTCGTTCCTCCACTACCTTTAGCCATGTTCAATTTGTTTTCTATTGTCAATAACTTGTTTGTCAAGCAAATCTTTCAGCGTTGGGATAGCCTTGCCCATATCCCATTTTTCCTTGAACAAGGCAGTATTCTGTGCCATTCGCTGAATAGACTTGTATTTGTTCTTTATAATGATGATAGGTGTAACGTATACCGCGCCATGCTCTTTGCACCATTGCTTGATAACTTCGCCACCGCCATACACAACGAATGTAAGATTATTGCCGTCAGCAATGCGCTTAGCTATTTCGTATTCAAAGTTTAGACCATTCACTCTATCCTCATAACCACGTGTACAGAATGCGCTCCAACCTTTCGGAACTCCAAGCAAATTGAATGCGCAGAACTTGTTAGCGACATTCAGGTCAACGAACACACGAATGCCTTGCTCCTGCATCTGCCTTGCAACGAGTCGTTTCTTATAGATTGCTTGCATTCCGAACGCAATCGGTGTTTCATTGAATAGCGAGAAGTTGGGTTCTACTATCTGCGCTGGATTGTGCTGCAATATTTTCTCGGGGTGTTCGTAAACCGCGTTAAAACGATAATCGTCTGTATAGAAATGCAGCGTTCCTGTGCCATTCATTTTGAACGTTCGCTTTTGTTCACCGAAACAGACAAACGGAATTTCGCACGTTAATGCAGCCATATCTAAGCGCAAAGAAGGCACCTCAAAATCGTTGTCTGTTGGGAATAGGCTATCGGGGATATATTGAATTTCATTTGTCATTGTTTGTGCGTTTCGTGTTTTGTTTGTAATTTTGCGGTATCACAATAAGTACATTATCAGGTGTGTTCAGCAGGGTAACGTGTTACAAGCATTCCATGCGCAAGACCCCAGTTTGTGAGGAACATTGTGTAGAAGTTAGCCTCTGAGCATGGTCAAGCTATCTTTGCTTTAATCGTTGTGTTTATGCCGATGAATATTTCCATTTGCAGACACAACGATTATTTCTTTAAATCTTATTTTATTTAAACGCTCGTAAAGTTTGATACCTTCATCAATCATTGTTTTGTTGTATAGTCTATTCTTATCATAAATAACAGGTATTTTCACTTCTTTCGCACCTTTCATTACTTTAATTCTTGCATGTTCTATTGCTTTCAGCACACCATGAGTCGTACCTTTTGTTGGTGTCCTTTGTTCATATCCAATGCTAAATAGAGTGCCATCACCCGTAGCTTTGTGACCATCTTCACTTGTTAATATTACCTTGTATCCATTGTCTGCAAGAAATTGTCCTGCCTCAATTTCTTCTACCTTATGTTGTGAATTGCTCTTTTCAATAGCGAGATAACCACCATGAGTACCAATCGTAACAGAACTATACTTACCATTTTCTTGCATAGACTTAATTTCGTCCAGCCTTTTACGATATTCACGGCTACCATGTTTTAGTTTACGCGTTCCACCACTTACTTTAGCCATAGTTTTATTGTTTATTTCCTATGTATTCAAAACTTGCTGTAATTCTGTTGCTAGAATTTGATTTGAACGATATTTTGGAAACTTTTGCATTTTTAGGTTGATTCTTTCTTTTCGGCATTTCTTTCAACACCCATTTCGCATCTTTACATCTTGCATGTCAATGCTGGGTTAGAAGTTGTAGAAACATATCTTTTTCCATGCTTGATGAAATATTCAGCAACCCAATTTGAAAATTTGTGTCCTATACCAACACCTTGAAAATCGGGTAATACAACAGTTCGATGTTCTCTGTACACATTCTTAATTTTAGGGTGAGGAAAAGGTAATGCCGCGCAAAATCCGCATAGGTTATCATTAGCAAAGCAAATAAATACTTTTGCAGCAATATTAAAGCTGTCGCTCAGATAATGATATTTGCTAAACATTTTCCAATATTTCCGCTTGTCTTGTGCTGTTGGTATTTCGTATATTGATAAAGTGATGTTTGGTCTTTTTTTTTTGAAGACAAACTAAACGTCATATCATTCGTGTTGAATATCCAATCTGGCTGTAACCATTCAATCACATCAAAATGGCAAGTAACCGCAATAAATTGCTTTTTATTGTCTGATTGTCTGATAGCTTTTTGCATAGCTAATGAACCTATCTTTGCGACATTTCGGTCAACGACAGACGTAAATTCATCGAAAACGAATAATTCTTTTTTCGACAAAATAGCTCTTGCTAAATCACATCTCATCTTTTCCCCATTACTCAAAACTGCGTAAGGTTTAAGCCATGAAGGAGGTGAAGAAAAACCAACACTATTCAATGTTTTACATACATCTTGCATTTTTGCTTCCCTTGGGAAATCATCAAGGAAACATTCTTTATCGTAGGCAAAATGCTCGATATAAGCATCTGGGAAAAGAGACTTTGCAATCGTTGTCTTTCCTGTTCCACTGTTACCAACAATCAATCCAATCTGCCAATTTTGCGGAAAATCAATACTACCCTTAAAATGTTCTTTGATTTTTTCGATACTTAAATCGTAAGTACCTCTTACGTACTCGCACCTAAAGCTTTTTGGTGGATTAACCTCTTTTATAATGTCAAAATTCGGCATGATAGTCCTCTTTCTGTTAATTCATTGTATATCTTTTCTTGTTCTTCTTCATTATCGAACGATATTTCTATTTTGTATTGAGGAGTGAGTTCTGAACTAAAATCTTCAATTTCATCATTTTTCCCTTCATCTTCGTTATCTGTCATGTCTTCGTTATCTGTAAGAAAATCGCATTCCAATCCGAAATCCTCAAGTTCGGTTACGTCCCACTCATTGCCGAGCAAGTCCCAATCGTTTTGTCCGAATGCAATGTTATCTTTCTGAATATAGGCGCGAAGTTTCTTTGCTTCTGTTTCAGTTGGTAACACCTTAACAGGAGCATCTTTGTAGCCAAGTTCTTTCATAGCGCGATAACGCATATTGCCGAGTATAACAACAAGTTCTCCGTTGTTGTCATAAGCAACGAGTTCACGAAGACTTAGCATTTCGGGGTCATCTTCTATTGACTTTTTAAGTGCCGCAAAACGTTCATCTTTAATGAAACGAGGGTTTTTCGGTACATCTTTAATTTGCCCAGTGTTAAGATGTAATTTTGATAATGGTATCTGCTTTGTTTCCATATTTAGTAGTTTTGGATTACTGCAATATTAGAAAATCCGCTGACAAGTTTTTATCTCGCCAGCGGATTATCCAAACATTACACTTCTTTTATTGCAATTTTGTATAAATAGAGCATTAATTTTCGTTTTATTATGTAGGCAGCATGCCTACTTGTTATCGCACTTTTTGTGTCTTCAACGACTTGTTTTCCGTCTTGTTCATACATAAAATCTGCAATATACGTACATGCACGTTCTTTAAGTTTTCCGTCCTCGTATTGTGAAGGTAACAATCTAAACGTTACTTGCCTTTTCAGATTTTTGATTTTACCGTACTTTACAAGCGAAAGTAAGTAAATGTATCGTTTAAACTCTTTTACGCTGTCAAATCGTCCGAAAACGTTGTTTACAACCTTGTTTCTGTATTTTGCGCGGCCTTGCTTCGTCCTTGGTTCGTTCTTATAGCTCATCTGTTGTCGCCCTCCCCAACGATAACACCTCTGTTTTTGCGGCTTGTAAGTTTGTGGATATTCAGATGCGCAGTAGCTTCGAGTCGTTTGTTAAGAACGGAGTGTAACCCAGCGAGCATCCATAGCACATCACCACTTTCCTTTGTAATGTTGTCCATTAGCTCAAAAAGTTCTTCATTAACGTTATCCTCGTCAAAGGTGAGGTCAGGCTTTAGCAGTCCTTTGCGCACTGCTTTTGCAAGCTTTCCTGTAAGTTCTCCTACTTCCTCGTTAAGGCCGAGTATCATGTATGGTAAATTGTTACTCTCCTTTGTACAGAAAGTCATTGCAAGTTCTTGGTATTCGTCGAATGTCATAATGTTTATACTTTATCGAAGTGTTGTATTTTTAGTTACTGATTTGCTATGTGTGAAGCCATTACACGCGGTGCGCACAGAGTTGGAAAAGAATTTCGGGCATCTGCCCTTGGAGAACCTCACGCGCCCTTTGTTGCGGTGTTCTTTGCATCAGCTAAATTCTTATAATGTTCGATAATGTGCCCAAATTCTCTGTAAGCCTCGCTGCGGCCCTTGTAAAAGCCATGTTCTTTGCCAGCAATGTAAGCCATGTACGCACCATAAACGAACCCAACAGCAGTAGAAATTATTGTTATCATGCCTTGCCCTCCTCTTCTTTGTCCTTAGCAAAAAGCTTGTATGCGCGCTTCATCTCAGCGTCAAGGTAGGCTTTCTCCTCCTCCTTGTTCATAAGACCTCGCACATACTTCATATTTCGGTCGTACATCTTCATGGTGTCAGGAATATAGGTCACACTCCTGTATTTTTTCGTATAGAGCATGGCGTGTAAGCACAACTCATCAAGTGCCCGATAGCAATGTTCAAAATCCGTATGGTCAGAGTTCTGTATGGCATTGTCAAGCACTGCATACAGTTCTTTCAGATATTCTACTAAAAGTCTCGTCATGATTTATTCGTTTGAACTGGTTATAACTAATTCTACTTCTGTTATATCGTTTTGTTTTTAATCATTATCGGGCAGTCGCGCCCGTTCGGCCTTGTGAAATAGCAACCCTTGTGAATGTTGCTTTTATCATGTTCTGTATGCGACAGTGCAAAGCGCAAACAAGCCTTGCGCTCCTTGCAGCTTTGCCCGTCACATGATTTAATCTTGCCCATGTCCGTCAAGCTCTTTTATCACTTCTTTGTAGCTCTTGGTGGTGCCTATCAAGCGTTCGGTAATTTTGGAGAGTGGTAGTTTGAAGTCCCACAGAATGTCTCCACTACAACAATTACTACTATCATAGAATGTTACTTGTTGCTTGTTAGCGGCACAAACTCTTACTTTCCAATGGTCATAAATTGATTCTCTCACCAAACAAGGTTGCCACTTTTGCGGCACAAAGTTGGAGTAGTCGCGGTAGTAGGTGGGGACTTCGAGGTGGAGATTAAATTTATCTTCTTTTCGGTCATCACGGCAAGTTCCATCTAAGTCACACCTTATCCCGATTTCATAATCTCCACAATCAACAAGGACTGCGAGAATTTTGCTTCCACCGTACTTCAAGTCAAAGCAGACTATCCTTACAGGAAGCTTGTCCTCTGTTACAATGCGTCCTTTCACTTCCTTGTTGGTTATCTTCTTCGCCAATTCAAGGTCAAAGGGAACTTTCTTAAATCTTGTTTGTGTCATTGTTGTTTATTTGTAGTTCCTAAAAGATGTTCGTTACCCTCATAGGGAATACACTGCCTCCACCATGAGCTAATGCAAACAAAAACGCCCTCCTTATCACCTAAGTGACAAAAAAAGTCACACCCCCATTTTCTATCATCTCTATCTCGCACAAGCACTTTGTCGAATGGCTTGAACTGAGGTTTGGTTTCTTTGTCAGTCGCTCCGAACTTACTCCAATCGCGTTGGTCTTTTGATGGGAAAAGCATACATTCAGTATCGGAATAATCGCAGAAAAGCATACCAACTCTTGTAAAAAAAGCATAAAATCCATTTTTTGTTATACAAGTAATAGGATACTCTTCATTATAATCAACTTTTATCAGTTCCACTTCGCCATAAACAGGACTATAAAGCTTTGTCCACTTTGGGCACTTTCTCAATATTTCTGCAATATTCATTGTTTCTTGTTTTTATTGTAAGACCTTAGCCATTTATGTTTTCTAATCCAATTCATAAGCCACCGTTTTTGCTTTTCGGTAGCAGGATAGCAACTTGTTATGAATCCGTAATGACAAGTGTACGGTTCATCTTGTAGTCGTCCACGAGCATTGTCTGCATAGGCCTCATAATAAACTTCTCCTTCTGCGCCAATGTGATGAATTTTGATGAGCGTGTCGTCTGACGCATGAACAATGTCTCCACGATTTACCATGCTGGCTTCAAGCTTAAAACAAAACTGCCTACGAAGAAAAGCATCTTGCTTAATATATGCTTCCATTTCCTCTTTAGAATGCGTGCCTTCCCAAAGGAAATCAGTGTGACAACCATCGCGTGCGTCATCAACCGACCGAGGAACTGCATACACAGACCACTCAGAGCCGAATAATTTTGCTTGACTATAAGTGCCATATTTTCTTATCCAAATAAGCATAGCACCATCGAAACGCGCCCAATCGTCACTTTTTACATCAGGCAAATCTGAATTGATAGGAAGAGCATAATGCCCAGCACAACCATTCGTTCCGAAATAGAACATTCGTTGTTCCTTTTCCATATTGTTTTGAGGTTAGTCTTTTACTTTAATTCCGTAGTACTGGAAGAATAAATCTTCAAATTGTTTTGCTGCGTATAGCGCTGCTTCTTCGCTGTTAAAGCATAAGGGTAAACCACAACTCGTAGTCGCATGCGCACCACGTTCACTCGCAATCGCACAGCGGACACCCGCACTCTCCGTATAAGTCGCATCAGCACAGGAGAGGAGCTGTCTAATACCCTTTCTCTGCTTCACCTCCTCACTCTTGCGCTCCATTTCTTCCTTGGAGTAGAGTATCCAGTAAGGGTAATAGCTCAAGTCATCCTTATCACGCCAAACGCCATTATTCATAGCCTTTTGGATAATCAGCAACTTGTAGAGTGCTTGCGCTTGTCCTTGCGTTTCTCTATCTCCACCCATACTGCCAGTAAGTAGGTGTTCTTTCATGCCCAACTTCTCACAAGCATCTGCAAAGGTTTTGATTTCGTGAAAGTCAAATACTTTGTTATCCATTGTTGTTCGTTTTTTTAGTTATTGTAAAACCTCTTTCTTCTAATTCTTCTATGAGGTAAGAATCATCAAGATTGCTGATAAATCTCTGTTGTTGCTCTTCAGTGCATTCTTCAAATATATTTTCAAGCACTTTTGATTGTTGGTATTCTGAAACAGACTGAATAATGTCGGTATCTTCAATATATGATGTGATTTCTACTTCCATTTTGTTAGTTTATTTGTTAAACTCGTCAGCAAGGATGCTCTCCACGTATTTAACCACGCGTTCGTATTCTCTTCCGCTTTCTTCGCTATCAGCATAAGCTTTCTTTATTAGCTCTTCACCATTGCCATAAAAGCAGCCTACCTTCCACATCTTATTACTACGTGTCCACGTGAAATATCGTCCACTGCTCCACCAATTTTTGAATACAATGTAATCGCTATTTTTATAGACCTTAGCATCTCCACGGACCTCAGCTTTGCCATAGACATCAGCATCTCCACGGACCTTAACATAGTCACAGACAAAAGCATTTCCACAGACCTCAGCATCTCCACAGACCTCAGCATTGCCACAGACCTCAGCATCGCCAAATACCTCAGCATTGCCACAGACAAAAGCATTGTCATAGACCTCAGCATCGCCACCGACCTTAGCGTTGCCATAGACTTTAGCATTGTCATAGACCTCAGCATTTTCAAAGACCTCAGCTCTGCCATATACCTCAGCATCGCCATAGACATCAGCATCTCCACGGACCTTAACATAGTCACAGACAAAAGCATTTCCACAGACCTCAGCATCTCCACAGACCTCAGCATTGCCACAGACCTTAGCATAGTCAAATACCTCAGCATTGCCATAGACAGAAGCATTGCCACAGACAGAAGCATTGCCAAAGACCTTAGCATCGACAAAGACAAAAGCATTGTCATAGACCTTAGCATCGCCATAGACCTCAGAATTGTCATAAACCTTAGCATTGTCATAGACCTTAGCATTACCATAGACCTTAGCATTACCATAGGCCCAAGCGTTACAAAGTTGTGAGAGATTATTCTCGGATTGCACGAACCCTCCTTTATCGCCAGCCTTCACATCAGAAAAATCCATTAAAGCTTCAATTCGATAAAGTGTAATTCCGAAGTGTACAATCGTTTCATTCGTTAATTTGTACTTTTTCATTTTGATAAATGATTTCTTTTGTAATTATTAATTTGCTGAATGTCGCTCTCTGTGAGTATTGAGCTATCGTAAGCATCAATCTCGTTAAGGTGCGCTGCAACGGTACGCGGAAACATTAGCTTACCGTCACATTTGCGCCTTGTCCATACACTAACCTTGCTTGATATTGTAGTCATGTTCTGCAATCATCTTTTCAAGTTGTTCTTTGTTATGCTCGGTAATGGCTTCGTATCTTCTGCCATCGTCATAGCCTTCGGCACGGCCCTTCGCGTAACCTTCACGATAGCCTTCCTTGTGGCCGCGATCACGACCTCTTGTGTATCCTTGTTCACGACCAATCGTGTAGCCTTCTTTCCAACGCGATTGGCGAAGGCGCGCCACTTCATCGGCCATTGCCTCTTCGGCTCGGTAGCGGCCGAGCTTATACGTGAGCCGTAGCACGACATATAGGGTCGTGGAATAAAAAAGGGCGTAAAAAAGAATTATCAGTACGTCTTTTAACATGGGTATTATCGTTTATTGTTCTTTTTGCAGTTCGTCTAAGAGGTTCTCTGCGCAAGCCTTCGCCCACCATAATTCCTCATCGTTCGTATTACTTGCTGAGAACTTTTTAATTGTCAGCCAGCCAAATCATGCTTTGCCTTGTACTGCATAGATATCCGTGAATAAACCTTCGTATTCTTTAATTCTAAATTCATCAAAGTCGTTCATTGTTGGTTTTATAGTAGTTATAACTTATTGTGTGAAAGTTTCTCGTAAATGTGAATTTCTGATTTCATGCGCTTTAAGAAGTTGCGCACCATTTGTTGCCGTTCGTCCTTGTCTCCTACGCGGTCAACCATGAGCAGTAAAACATCTGCAAAGAAGTCGCTATCTTCGCAAGCGGTTTCCACATTTGGCACGTTATACATTTGTTGCGAGACTTCTTGCCATGCTCTACGCGCTAAACGTGTCTGCTCTACAGCTCGTTTCCACTTCTGCTTTTCTTCGCGTTTAAAGTCCATGCCTAAACTTCTGACACGGCTATAAGCGTCTAACAAAAATGTGTCTGTTACATCAGCCATGAGGAACGCAACATTGGTAAGAATGCGCAACTCATTAGGAATCTGATTAGTGGGTGCTAATTGCTCTTTCATAGTTTGTAAATAACTTTCGTGTATCTCATCTAAAGGGGTGAAATGTGAAACCTACCTTGCGTGCCTTGTTTTCGACTTCAAGATTTCTTCTTGTGTCATCTGTGTAATAGAACACAAGAGAAATTTTTGCAGTTTCGGGTATATAATGCCTTCGCTTCATTGCTGTACGATACCATTTTCGTTTTGCGCTATAAGGCTCACGGAATCGAATCCTTGTTCTTTGGCTATCACCATTTAACAATCTTATGTATTCCATTCGTCTTGTTCTTCTAACCTTTTCTTGTATTGTCTGCATCATTTCCTGCCACTTTTTCGTCTTATGGAATTTTCTGCCGCCAGCGAGGAATTTTTCAAAATCACGTTGTGATACGCATTTTGCAGCGTGTCGGCAACATTGACTGATATATGCAGCATCTTTCTTTATTCCCAATGTCTGTGCAAATTTTACTACCGCTCTCTTTGAGCAACCTAAATTCTGAGCTATTGTATCGTTATCTGTTATTGGGAAATACTTCCTGAAATACGCTTCGCCCTGTTGGGTTAAGACAAATCTTTTGTAGGGGTTGTCATCCGTTATGTAGAGTTTGTTGAATTTATTCATTTTTCTGTTGGAAAACGTACCCTAACTTCGTATAGGTTTTTTCTGTTTTTGTTGAACGTTTTGTTTCGTTGTTGTAGTAGATTATATTGCTATTACAATCAGTTTCGTACCCTTTAAGGCGCAAATAATAAAGCCTACGCGCTTTTTGCCTACATTCGCGAGGAGACATCAATGTGAGAATTTTTCTCGTTTTACGTGGCAAGTTATACTTGATTCTCAATTTTTCTAATCTCACCATATTGCGAATGCTTTGCTTCATGCGTTCCTTTGCCGTTTCTGTATGCAAGTGTTTCGCATTTCGCTTACCTTGTTGGCTCTTGATATGCATAAGTAATTCTTCGTTTTTTTTTAATTTTAGTTTTGCCGCTTTATTGCGTATCGCGTGAGCTGGCATATCAAGCAAAATGACAAGTTCTTCCATTGTACATTCTGGATAGCATCTTATCAATGCTTGTTCTTGTTCTTTTGTCCAATTCATTTTTTTGCGTTTTAGGCGTTCATTTTTGTTTAACCTTATAACTTATGCGTATGCAACATGAAATTGCGTTAGGCTTAAAATAAAGGCAATTTTACGCGTTGTTTTGCATTTGTTTCCATTCTTGAATTGACAAGCCTTGTTCGAAATAAGGTTTATATCGTTTCCATTCTTCGATATTCATCGTTTCGGCACTTTCGCGTTCTTTTGCTTCTGCTTGTCTTTTTCGCTCTTGCTCTTCTGTTTCGTGTTGTTCGATTATTTTCGCTCTATCGCGCAGAAACATTCTGAGTGAAGATGTTATTACAAGTGGGTCAACCGCGCCATAGAAACGTTCGTACCGCCCTCCTTTCATGAAAGCGAAGAAAAGCAACACCTCAGACATTTTCAGATAGAAGAAATCAGAAAGAATAACCCTTGCGGTGTCTTCAATTTGAAATGTTGTGAGTTTCTTTTTAACTCCTGTGTATTCGGTAAAGTCCTTAATCTGTATCTCAAGCCACAATTCAGTTTTGTTACTTCCAAATATGCATTTAAAATCAACGAGCGTTGGACTATTACCTGTTACGCATCGTTCCTTTTGCTTTGCGCACATTGTCTGCATGCTTGGATTATATGTCGCCATGAGTTCTTCAGCCGTCTTGTATATCGAACGGAAGTTCTTCTGATTGTTCGTCAGCGAGCATTTTCTTTCTTGCATGCTCGGCAAATTCTGCATCACGCTTTTGCCGTTCAAACTCTTCTTGACTAATTCTGTTATAGCTGCTTGCATGATTACTTTCTCTTAGGTTTATTCTCAACCAATTGCAAAAATGTGTCTTGACATCGGCCGTTCCGTTATGGTTCTTTTGCCCATTCATTATGCAATTAGTTTCAAAATCGTTTGTTTTTTGGATTACGTCCATTTTCGTTAAATGAAATTGCATTGCAACTATTTCTAACCACGAGTTATCGTGCCGTAACTCTTCAACTTCATTTTTTAAAAACGAAAATTCATCTTCTTTCGATGTCGGTGATGACGATGACGATGCCATAGATGATGATTCATCATCATCGTCATCTTTTTTATTTTTATTCTTGTTCTTGTTTTTATTCTTGTTTTTATTTTTATTATTGCATTGCTCTGCATTGCTTTGCATTACATCTGTATCCATTTGCATACAAGTGCATTCATTTGCATTCTTATCTGTTTTATTGCATTGCTCTGCATTGCTTTGCATTATTTCGCATTGCTTTGTATGTATTTCATTTCCTTTTTGCCACCTTTTATTTGCTGCATTTCTTCGTTTTACTATAAATTCTTCCTGTTTTATCCTATCGTTATCAATCGCAATGCGAATATTGTCCATTAACGATTCAAGATAGTAAGCCATTTCGTCTGTTTCAAGTCCAAAAGCATACTTGCAAATCGCTTCATACATTTGCAATTTTTCTTCGGGTGGTAAACGCTGTAATTGCGTATACCAGCGTTCGTAAAACACGAAACATTGTTCTTTATTCTTCATTGTTTTGTTTTTAAAAAGGCAGCAACACGGAACTTAAAGCGAAAGGAGGAAAGAATGATACATCGTCATGTATCGACAGAAATACCATGCTGCTACCTTTTGTTGTTAGTTATTAAGTAGACTGTTCACTACTGTTTCGATATACGCTTCTGCCGCAATTATATTGCGCTTTCTGCGCTTCTCGAACGCGTGTGTTATATTTTCTATATACATCATAATTCACGCTGTTTTAACAAGTTCTCAATTTGTGAGCGCATGACCAGTACATTGCGCCCAATCTGAGAACACTGAATGTTGAATTTCTTGCGGTAGCTTACCCATGTGTTCGGAGTTATGCCGAGCATTTTGCAAGCCTCCTTTGTCCCTATCCACTCGTCTTGTGGTTTAAGACGTTCTTCAACTCGTTCAAGTATTGATACAACACGCTGCCAGTCTTCCAGCGGTATTGATACGAATGTCTGTGTCATGGCTCATTGATTATTAGTTTGCATTCATTATTTTATCAACAAGGCTGCAAACGTATTTGTCCGCTTTTATTACCTTGTCATTCAGCTCTCGTATAACGTCCTCGTCACGCATAATCTCGAGCGAATACAATGGCTTTCGCATGAATGGGTTGTACACTACGAAGTACGTTTTAGTTGCTCCTGTGACAGCCATGTGAGCGAAGCACTGCCAATAGTAGTTCGCTTCTGCTTTCTTCAGTCCAGCAAGTTTTTCCTCGTAAGTGTCTTGTGTGAATACATTCTTGACGAACTTGATGAAATTTTGCGCTAACGGGCATTTAATCTCAATCGCGTAGAAGGCTTTTGCTTCGTTGTCGTAGTACATTCTGTCAGGCGAGCTTGAGAAGTTCGGCAGACTATCGCTCTTGACTGATGGTGGCTCGTCTAACTCAATCGGTGTGTTAGAACCATCGCCATACTTCTTGTTGTAGGTATTAGCGAATAGGTGTGCTGCTTCACCTTCCATTGTGTGTCCCCAATCAAGTATTTTGCTATGTACTTCTGTTATTGATAAATACTCACTGAAAAGGTCATCGTTTTGCACAACGATAGGATTTAATGTGCGCTCAAATGCAATTACATTCAGGTAAGACTGAGCAGTTGTTGTCCACTCTTCTGATTTACTTCGCGGTGTCCCCATAATGTTGCCAACCGCACTACCTGTTATATAGCCCAATCGCGAGCGATACCATTCTATGTTATTCTGATTGTTGTTGTCGTACATCGTTATTCGTTTTAAAGTCATGTATTGCAATTCTGTTACCACTTCGTATTATAGTTGGTAAAACAGTCTGTAAATATGATTTTGGAATACTAACTGCCTTAGTAAAACCTTTATCACTTGTATGGGTCTCGATGTTGTCCAGCACTTGTGCAACGGTTTCGGCATCTTGTTCGTATGCCTCATAATAAGCGCCATAGTTAACAAGTAATATTACTTCGTTATGTTCCTTTTTTAGCATTTGCCATTCTTCTATTCCGAATGACTTTTGCTCTTTTTGTTCTTGCTTTTCTATTTGTTGCGCCTTTTGCGCTTGTTCAGCAACCGCTGTCAATGAAGGCCGTCCAATTTCGTCTGTCGGTACATCAACAACTTGCTTGGGTTCTTCGCGTACCTCAACAACTTCTGCATATTGGTCGTTGATTTCTTCTGTTGTCATCAGTCCCATGCTGATTTCGGGACAATACACGCGTTGCCAAAATGCAGCGGCTCTGTATCGTAACATTTGACTTTGCATTGTTAGCCACTTGCTACCTGTCTTTGTGGTCCAGCCTTCTGCTTTTGCCATTTTCATGGTAATCCAATCACCGCAAAGTGGTTCTTTGTGTTTCGTGTCTGCTGCTTCATAAGCAATTGCACGACAACCATATTCATCTGTGCCTTCTTCGCCTTTAAATTCGTAACGCAATGGCGAAAAACGTTTGCTCGCGTTGATACACGCAATCAAAAACTTGCTACTGAATGAGGGTTGCCCATGTACGATATACAAGTTCTGCATCACCATGAGTGGATTAGCTTGCATACGTGTTGCCATTTCAAGTGCAATCGTGCAATTCGCGATTACAGATTGTGCATCAAGTGGCTGCTTGTTCTTAAACTTGTAAGAGTCGGGGATAAAAGAAGAAACAGCATACATACGTGCAATTCGCATAGTAGCTTCGAATTGCTTAACTTGCTGCCCGATAGGAGTTAAATCAAAATCGGCCTCTCTTTTAATTTGCAGGAGCTTTATTTCTTGCTCTTGCTGTGTTGTTTGTACTACAAGATTGTCCATTTTGTTTTGTTTTTTTGAGTGGTTAATACATTTGTGCCAACCGAAGGAATCGAACCCTCGAACGCGATAAATAAGCAACATTACTAACTTTAAACTCAATCATGGATTTTGCGTTGAACCTTCGTTGACTTTTGCTCCTTTTGGAGCAATGGATTACAACTTTATTTCAATTTCGATGCATTCTCCAATTTTGAGAAGATTGTTATCAAACATGCTTGTCAATTCGTAATTTGTGTAAGCCGTTTTAGGATAAAATTTACTCGTTTCTTTATCCCAAATGGGTTTACTATCAAACAAGAACATGCCGCCAGTATCTTTTGCTAAGAATAGTTTCATATTTCCATTGTTTGTTGTTTGCTTTTAGTTTTGTAAATGCCATGTCTTGTTAAGATTTGGCGCACTCCTTGACCTGTTATGCCTTGTCTGTCGGCAACGTACACCATGCATCGCCATGCCGATACTTCTGGGTGTTCCTTCTTAACAGAAAGATATTCATTGATAACCTTTTTATGCATGGCTTCTGTCTTCAGTTGATTATCCGTTTTTAATCTTGCACTCATAATTAATCTTCTTTTAAAATGTTTTTAATAAAATCCTGAACTACATCGGGCAATAATTTCTCGTTATACATCGCAATACCAATCGCATAAGAAGCTATATAAACAGGTATTGAAAGTGTACATATAACTTTGTTTATTGATTGATATTCGTTACATACGTTGCCTATGTAGAGCATTGTTGTTGCTGTTGCAAATAGCAACAAAACAACTGTCATGTTAACCCATTTCATGATTGGTTGTAAAAGATTTTTATCTGTACTTTGATTAATATTCAATTACGTAAAATTTAGTAGCGTCATCATCAAGCAACCACATAGCTATGTCATCGCAAGTGTCTTTAGTAAGATATTCTTGTGGGATACCATAGCTGCAACGTTGGAGCTCGTCAAGTATAACACCTACGATTTCGTCTTGCCCAATGTTGCTAATGTTTTCTTCTTCTTCGGACGAAATAGCGAAGGTTTTAACTTCGTCATCGTTTCTTTGTAATGTTAAGTTTGCCATTTTCTTTGAGTTTTATTATTTGTGATTGCGAGCGGAATCGAACCGCTTAATGTCCTAATATTCAACTTGTCGGCTAACTACAAAGCTATATCTATGGCCTATCCATTTAACCACCTATCGCAATCTTATGTGTAGCTATTCTCCCGAACCGCGTACACAACACAGTTAGTATGAAATATGAAATAGAGTTTATTTTAATCGTTGCTTCTTGCTATATTGCAAAGAATTGCAACCCAACCCGTTTCGTCACCTTTTATCAAAAAAAGCGGCTTGAAGGCAAGTACTTTATCGTACTGTCCAAGGTTCATGTATTCCTTGATAGCTTTTTTAATATCTTCAAGTTGTGCTTGAAGTAGTTCGTCCTTTTCACGGATAACCTCATCCTTTTCACGGATAACCTCATCCTTTGCAGCGATTTGCATTTTCAAATCGTGTATTTCATCCTGCCCTTCTTGATAGCCTTCGAAATTCGCTGTGCGCTTAACTGTTTCTATAATAGTAGGTACGACTGAAAGAAAATCTCCTTTCTTATAAGCCTCGCAAAATGACTTCTTGTCCATGTTACCAGCTTCAATATACATCTCGTTAATTTTTTCAAAATCTTCTTCTGAAACCTTGATACCTGTCAGTTGTTCAAATTCTTTCTGTAACATTGTTGTTGAGTTTTAAATTTGTTGTTAGTAATGTTTGCTTACATAAGTTTAATGCTTATATTTGCAATATGTTTTGTAACAAGTTTAGTAACTTGTTTTAAAACACATTGCAAAAATACAAAGTGAATTGATATAATGCAACATAAATCCAAAGAAAGTTTGGATATAATTGTATTTTTAATATTCATTAATACAAAATGTAAGCTATAAGATTGCAAAGTAATATGTAATAAATAAAGACTTGATAACGAATATGGGAAATAACGGAAAAGTTGAACGTATTGAAAAAGCTTTTAAGTATTTGCAATACAAGGGTCTGGTTCAAGATAAAAAGAACCTTGCTATAAAAATGAATAGAAACACTTCTTCAATAAGTAGAGTTTTTAGTGGTGATGAAAAATATCTCACGGATAAATTCTTTATTAAATTCTGTCATACATTTAATGATATTATTAATAAAGATTGGCTCATCACAGGTGAGGGCGAAATGCTCCGCGACCAATCTACGACCAACATAGCGAGCAACAACACCTATGGAGATAACGCAAGCGGAAAGAACAATATAACTATTACGAACGCGCGCACGCGCACGCGAGAAGAAGATGAAGACGATAAGCACAAAGAAATCGTATTCCGACCAGTCGTAACAAAACAGCTCGCCACTCAATCTGATACAGACGTGTATTCTGTAATTAAGGAGGATAAAACGCTTAAACTGCAATACATTCCTGCAATACCGCCTTACACATCTATTGACTTTTATTATACGATTCGGCAAGACGCGATGCTGCCCGAATATAAACTCGGAGAAGTCCTCGCACTTGAACACATGAAGAGTAATTCGGACATTGTGCAAGGTGCTGCAATGGTCGTTGATACAAGTGATTTTGGTTTTTTGTTCAGAAGGATATACGACCGAGGAGATTACTACGAGTGCAGGAGGATTAACGAGAACAGCGTTTTTGAAAATCAGAATGTTCCTAAATCTAAGGTCATAAGGCTGTACAGAGTGATTTATTCGATGAAGTTCGGAGATTGAGAATTGCAATAGATTTTTCATTTGTAGCCCTACTGAAATCGGTAGGGCTACAAGAACACGAGCATAAATAGTAATGTTATGAAATACGTATACACCTTTGCAGTTGATGCGCGCGGTTCTCTGCGCGTGTTTATCACATATAATAAGCGTAAGTTTTCCTATTCGCTCGGGTTTAATGTTGACAAGAGTAAATGGGACATGGCTATGCAGCGGTGCAAGCGTAACACCACTCACGGAAAGAGCTTTACGCCTGCAATCAAGATAAATGCAGAGATACAGAGGTATGAGGAGACAATACAATCAGTTGCCAACTCATTCAAGGATTCTCCTGCAATAGAAGACTTCAAGGCTGCGCTTGACAAGGAGTTTAAGCGTGAAAATAAAACTGCACAAAAGGAAGGCTTCTTCGACCTCTACGAGAGGTATATACGCGAGCAGGACAGCATCTGTAATTGGAGCGACAGTGTATATCGGAAGCATCAACGGATATTGCAAGAATGGAAGATGTTCGATGCCGAGATGAGCATAGACAAAATAAATCCTGATACGCTTGACAAGTTTGCGGTCTTTCAGTCTAAACTCGGCCACCAGAACGAAACAACCAAGAAGAAAATCTCAATGTCCAAGTGGTTCTTTCGCTGGCTTGTGGCTAAGGGCTTGTTGACAGACATTTCCTTTACGGCTCACAAGACTCACCTCAAACGTTCTAACCGCAATGTAGTGTTCTTGACATGGGAAGAACTTATGAAAGTGTATAACCACAAGTTCGAGCAGCCACACCTGTCACGAACACGCGATATATTTTGTTTTTGCTGCTTCACTTCCCTGCGCTATTCCGATGCCGCTGCACTAAAAAAAACAGACATATACGATGATGCTATCCACATAACAACACAGAAAACGAATGATAAGATTACAATAGAACTTAACAACTACTCTCGCACAATCTTGCAGCGGTATGCTGATAGCGAAACTGACAAGGCTCTCCCTGTCATCTCCAACCAAAAAATGAACGTATATATCAAGGAGGTGTGCCGTCAATGCGGCATCAACGAGAAACTGACTGATATATATTATATAGGTGGAAAGAAAATAGAAGAAACGAAAGAAAAATGGCAAATGGTCGGCACGCACAGCGGAAGGCGTGCATTTATCTGTAATGCGCTTATGCTTGGAATTGCGCCAAATGTTGTGATGAAGTGGACGGGACACTCCGATTATAAGAGTATGCAGCCTTATATAGACATAGCGGACGAAGCCAAAAAAACGGCTATGGACTTGTTTAACAAGTAG